GTATAACCAACGGCAAACGCTTATCAAAACATTGTCCGGTCAAGGTAAGGTAACCCAAACGTTTGGTGATGTCTCAACGTTGCTGCGGCCTACGCAGTTTGGCACTCCTGACTTCAAGATGCCTAAACCGATGATTGACCCGGTTCAGTTACGGACAATGACTGATGCAGAGTTGCAAAAAATCATCAAGGCTCCAGCCGCACAAAAAGCAGATGTTGCAGCACAAGCGCGTAAACGTTTAGAGTATTACGCTGACCCATCATATATTGATGCTAATATCCCAGCGGTTGGCGCAGATATGGGTTTTGGTGGTTCAAAAGGTGCCAAGCCTCTTGAGAATCCAGCGGAATTCTTTCAACAGAATCCTATGTTTCAACAGGGTGTTGGCGGCGAACGCATTCTACCTACTGGCGCGAAACAAGTTGTCAAGTATGTCAATGGCGTTCCTCAAGTTGAATATCAACGACCGCTAAAGGCTGATTATGTAGCCCCAGAAGCCGAGTCACTTAAGTCTGGAATCTTGAATAGGCAGTTAGAGTTTCTAACTAAGTCGATGGATTCTCGTGTTGCTAAGTCAGTAGCAGAAGCCGAAAAAGTTCGATGGTCAAACCTGTTATCTGGAAAGCAATACGATTGGTACGACAAGATAGCGTCAGCCAAAGCGGCAAAACTTAGGTCGAATGGTTCTGGTGCATCTGATTCATTACGCCGCCTGTCGATTATGTTGGCGCACAATGACCGTGTTGCTGCATTAGGTCAACGCCAGCGTGAATTCAAACTAACTGAAACTAAAGCATGGAATGACACGGTCACAGAGTTTGATAAAAATCTAAGTGGCCTTAAAGCAGAACGAGATGCGATGCTCGGTAAAGTTGGTAGTGCCCAAGATGCAGGAGCGGGAGCCACTAGAGCAGCAGCACAACAAGGTGTGGCCCGACTTGACAAAGAAATTCAAAGACTTGAATCTCTCGGTGCCAAAGTTAAAACGCAAAACCTTGGTGCAGCAAGTGAGGTCATTGGTACTAACTTTACACCTGCGGCTGAACTAGATGCAACGACTATGTATGCTGACCAACAGACTCAACAACAGCAAGCCTTGTTGGCTGCTCAGATGGGTATGGCAGGACCGCGATATCAGCAACAACCTGCACCGCAAGCACCAGCGCAAGCCCCAATGGTTTTCGCTCCAAACATCAGTCTTGGAGGTATGGCGGGTGGTGCTGGTATGCCGGGAGCCGCAGCAGCCGCAGGTGGTGGTGGGTTTGCTGGTGGCGGCGGAATACTGCCGCCTACAGGTGGTAAACCTGCTGTAGATAAAAACGGTAAACCATTAGACCCAGCAGCACAACTTGCAGCAATATTGGCTGCCCTCACCGCAGAAAAAAGTAAAGGCGATGGTAAAAATACTGATGCTGATGGGTTCTTGATAGATAAAAATCGCAAACGATATAGGCTTGATGCATCAGGTCGTGCTATTTACGTTGATGCAAAGGGTAAAGATATTGGCACACCATTACCTGCTGCACCTCCAGTTAAAAAACCTACTGCTGCTACCGCGTCACAAGCGGGTATTCCAGATAACTATGAAGGTTGGGTGAAGGATGGAAAACCATATACTGGACCTCAGTATCAAGGTTATCCAATGACTCAAGCGCAATTTGAAGAAATGGCTCGGTCTGGTCGCCCAATGAAGCAGTTGCGTTTACAATATAAAACGCGTAAAACATCATCAAGGCCTGTAAGAGTAACACCGGACTACGGTGACACAAGTAGTTTTGGAGACTAAAAAGTAACTATGGCAACAGAACAACAGCGTAAAGCATTCCGAGGCGCGTTATCACAGTTACTGAAAAATGAACAATACCTGTTCAGTACGCAGGGCAAAACTCAACTTGCTGACTTTTTAAAACAAGGTAAAACGCTAGGCGTTGTTGATGACGACCTTATCAAAGGCATTGAGACGTATAAGTCTAGCCGTTTACAGCAAATTCAAAATACGCCTCTTGTGAATCCGCAGACTGGCCAGCCTGCACTAAAGGTCAATGCGCGTGGGCAGACAGTTCCTCAAACTGGTAAAGACTTGTTTGTGGGCGGCCAGTTTGTTCCACAGGCAAATGCACAACAGGTTGCACAGGCTCGTGCCCAACAACTTGGGGAACAAACACAACGTACACAAGCAGACCTTGCACGTCTTAAGGGCGTTACTGATGTACTTGCACCACCAATGTCAGACGTTGGTGGCAATATGCGTCAGTTTGGCGCAGCAGTGCAAGGTGTCATGGGTGGTATTGGTGAAGGTGCCAAGGCTACTAACTTGTTGGGCATTGGCTCACTTAGTAAGGCACTTGGACGTGGGCCAATGTCTGCGGCTGAGTTGCAGGCTGGACTACAGCAAACATCTGTCAATGAACTGACACCAGAAAACGCATTAGAAGACCTTTCCAAACCTGCTCGTTTTGGAGGATTTAGATTTGGTCAAGGTGTAGGTGGAACTATCGGCGGTATGGTTGGCTCTGAAATTGGAGCCGCCGCTATGACTGCGTCTGGTATTGGTAAGACTGCGGCTGCGCCATTTGTTCTTCCACTCGCTGCTGCGGCTGCGTCCTTTGGTGGCGGTGCTGTAGCCAACTACCTTAGTGAGGGTGCTATGAAGGGCACCTATGGCGAACAGGGGTACAAAGACGTACTCCGTGCGTTGCAAGCGGCTGAACAAGAAAACCCCGGCATTGGAATGGCCGCCGATTTTGGAAACGTTCTACTACAGGGAAATCCTGTTTTAACAAGTGGCACAGGTGCCCGTCAAACACTTGGGATGATTGGTAAGAGTGTTCTTGGTAATGCCCCTTCGTATATCCGTGGCACTGCTAGTCAATTAGGTGCAAATGCACCAAAGATTGCTAATGCTATTGAGGCTGGCGTTGCGCTTCCACAGGCTGCTGCGTCTGTTACAAAGTACGACACGTTAGTCAGTAACTTCTTGCGCAAGACTGGAGCCGCTAGTGGCGAGGCTATTGATAGGTATGCGACATTCACTCCAACTGGTGGCTTAGGTAGTCGCATCAAGCAGTTTGGTCAGTTCTCTAGGGATACGCCCGGAGTCAATGAGTTTCTTGCTGACGCTATTGGCGAGCAGGCTGTCAACTTTGGTCAGGCTGGTGCTGACTATTACAAAGAACTACGTGAAGCCCAAGAGACGGGTGCCGAACCACCAAGCGCAACAAAGGCGTTGGCCAACTTGGCATTCGGTTCTCTGTTCATTGGCAACAATAAGATTACTGAAAACTTTGGCGGCAAGGTCCGTGGTATCGGTTCATTAGGTCTGGACATTGCAGGTAAGGTGCCCGGAGTAAGTCGTGGTGTAGATGCATTACGAAACCGCTATAACGAGAATCTTGCATTCCAAAACTTGCAGGGTAGACGTGCTGATGTTCTTCGTGGAATTACATCAGAAGCACCAACAGATACTGAACTTGCATCTGGAATACGTTCACGTATTGGAGTTGCGCCGGGAGCCACTCCTGCTGCGCCGGTTGTTGCCCCAGAAGAACGTCCAATCTCTCTTGGTGCTGGGCGCGTTGCCCTGTGGAATAGCACGTCTCAGACTGCACGCATTGTCCCATTTGCCTCGGTGTATGGCGGGATTGATGATGCGGCTAATGTTGATGATGGCAAAGCCATTGGTGCTGGCATTTCAACGCTAGAAACAGTCAACCCTAATCGTGGAATTAATCGATTTATTCCGGGTCAAGGTGAACAGGTTTTACCAACTGAGGGGCCTTCTAAGCAACAAGTTGTTGGTGCTACTGATACAGGACACGTAATGGTGCGTGAGGTCCCTGTGAGCGCAGAAGGTGGTCGTACACAGTCTCCTGTATACGACATCGTGCGTATAGAAGACCTTGAGGAAAAGAATAAAGCCCGTGGTTTGGCGATTCTAGAAACGGCTGGCATCCCTGCAAATACTGAAATGTATGAAGCAACTGCAACCGGACCAATGGGAGGCACTGCCTTTGACCAGATTACTGGATTCCAAAGAGGTGTTGAAGCAATTGGTACTTCTGTAACAACTGCAATCAACAAAGAGTTTCCTACGGTTGTACAGTTTGGACAGGGTCAAGAACTTCGTGGACGTATAGTTGGAGTTGAAAACAACAAAGATATCCAGTTCCAGTTGATGACTCCGGGTATGTCTATTGTTCGTGTTGACCCCGGCAACATCCTTAAAGATGCAACATCACCCAAAGAGCCTATGGCAATTGCTGACATCCTGAGCGAATCAGATTTGTCTGACAAAGCACGGCCTAAGCCATCTAAAAGTTATGATGTCTTCGATGGTTCACAAACCAAGTTCCATACCGTTTTAGGTGGCAACGTACACCTGACTACTGAACAACAAGCAAAAATTGGTCCTGCTGTAGCGGCTATTGCAGCAGCCAAACGTGACGCGGCAACACGCTCAACTGACGCACGCATCATCAATCAAGCGGTCACAAACGAAACCAACAAGCAACTCAAAGACATTTTTGGTGGACGTGTTCAACCAGTTGATGCAAGAAATGACTATGAGATTGGAACGCCAATCATTGTCAATGGTCCGAACGGACGCGAGGTTGGACTTGTTATTGACAATGCGGATGCTGGTCCTGTTGTCCACTTGGATAGCATGGACGGTGACCCTGTAGTTATTCAAGAGTCTGATGTTGTCAGTGGAACGCCTATTGCTCGTCCAGAGCCAGAGACGCGTGCTACGACGACTGAGGAATCCAGTGCGGCTATTCCAGCGCGAACTGAACGTGACCTTTATTCTGAGAACTTCTTCCAAGACATGGCGGATATTACAGATAAAAAAGCAAAGGCGATGTTTATTGCCCGTCAGTTGTTGAAACGTAAAGAAGACGAAGATGGTGGATATCCTGTACCCCCGGCACTTCAACGCGTCTTGGGTTTTGCAGTAAACGCAGAAGGTAAAGTAAACGCTACTGACGCACAGGTTCAACAGCGCGTTAATGCTTTGTACAACGCTATGGTGTTCCAGTACAACCGGGCTGGTCGTAGCGCACCAACAGAATCTGAAAAGGCCGAAATCCTTGATGCCCTTAACTATCTAGACGATATGGAAAAACAGGCAATGGATGACCCGACCCGTATAAAAACACGGGCACGTCGGCCTGCTACTGGAGCAGCGGCAGCATCTGCGGCAGCATCTGCAACTACAACAACTCCTATTGCACGACGTACGGCAACAGCAGCAGCAAGACCAGCACGAGCAGCAGTAGCGACACCGGAGCCAGCAATAACAGTTGAAGGCGCAGATGCGACTGCTTCTACGACTGCTCCAATGCCAGCGGCTGTAGAAACGCCTGCACCTACTGCTGTATCACCTCTAGGATTAAATCCTGCTGAACAAGCCGTTTATGATGCAGTCAAAAAATTGCTTGAACCTCGACCAGTTGAGGGTAGGCCCCCATTTGTTAACTATGGTGCTGCAATGCTTGAGGCATCAGGTAAAGGCAGCGATGACAGAGGTGTTTGGGGTGACCAATCTGACGCATACCGAAAGGCTATAAGAGAATTATTTAAAGAAGCAGATGCTGAACTTATAGAACCTAAAGTTGGTGACCCGGTTGAAGCCGACAGTGCAGGTAAATATCCTTTTGACGTGCTTTGGATTAATCCTGCACCTGATGGGAGTTTGCCAAAAACCGTTGCAAGAGTGATGGGCCCCGGCGTTATTTTTCCTGAATTCGTAATGGGAGAAACAAAGCGTAGCACGTTTCCGCCAAAAATCGGTGTAGGTGTACCAGAGGCCGGTCGTGTGCCTGAGCCGTTTACTGATACGGTTGTAGAAACTCCCACCCCGTTAGACCTTACACCTGAGAATCCTGTCGTTGTTGCGGCTGAACTAGGTGTGACACCGCCAAGCCCAGAAGCAGATGAGAATATTGTAGATAGTCCTGCTGCAAGTGCAGACATTGCATTGACATCATTGCAGGCAAGAACGCTTGCTGGACTTGTGCCTTCAGTTAATGGACGCAATGTTTTTGCAACACGCCAACGTGATGGTCAGCCACGACAATATAACCAAGCGCAAGAAATTGTCCGCAAGTTAATCAAGGGTTTGACATTGACTCGTCAAGAGAAAGCCTTGGCAACAGACCTAGATTTTCCAGATTATGATGGGAATCAGGCTTGGTACAGGAACGCTTATCAAGGTATTCAATACCTCAATGATGGTCAAGTACGCGGTATCGTAAGCGGACTTATAACTTGGATGGACCAGTCTCCATCTAATACTTTGCAAAAAGCCTTGGCGGTTTTGACTGACGGACAAAAATCTAAACTTCAATCTGCCATGTTTATTGACGAAAATGGCAATTTTGATGCTCGGTCATTAGTAATTTACGGACGTACAGAACGCGGTTTAGTGTTTGGTGCATTGGCGCAATCATCCACAAATACTGCAACCGCTAATGTTGGTGACCTACCAAACCAGATGATTGCTGGAACCAGTGGCAAGATACAAGATTTTCTTGGTATTGCCAATTTGGATTTTGGTACTTTCCGTGTAACAAGTAAAGCATCGTTCACCGCAGCACTGACTGGGATTATGAAAAAAACCCGTCAAGGCAAAACTGAATCTGCTGAAACGCTTGAGATTCAAGCCAAAGCCGTTGCAGATATGTTTGACACATTTGTGCATGGAGCAACGGCTAGACGCGTTGACTTGATGATGGAAGGTGTCAACAAGGGATACTTTAGTACACGTAGTCAAGCAGGCCAAGTTCGTACGTTGGCTGGAACACGAAGTAGCACTGTAGAGTTCACGCAATCGGTTGAAGAAGACTTGCGGCCTTTGTATAACCGTCTTCGAGAAATACTTGGACTCAGTCGGCAGTCAAATTTAGCAACGTATCTCACAAAGCCACAACACGCAGTGGCAGTAGCAAACGCATATGCACAGTTAGCAGAAGAAGAAAGCAAGCGTTTCTATTCAGAACGATTGCCAGCATTTGCAAACTTTGATGTATTGCCAGATGTTGTGGATGCTAACGGTGCCCTGCTTAACATCTATGACCCAGACCAACAAACTGCATTGTCTGTCATCATGGCGTTTAGTGCGGCAGATGTGTCTACATTCGTTCACGAGGTCGCTCACGCATATCTAGAGGCCCTGCCATTACCATTACAGCAAGACATCTCGTCTGGCTTTAGTAGGTCATTGCGTGCGCCAACACTATCCCACCCGTCGGTCTTGTCATATGAGGTCCAAGAAGAGTTTGCGTATGGTCTTGAAATGACATTAGCAAACAGAGCCGATGAATATTGGAAAGGCACTAATCTTGGGGCAGACCGTGGCGCAACAATACCATTGAAAAAAGTATTGAAAGCCGTCAGTGATGCAGTTAAGGCAACATATGTCTCACTTGTAAATAGCGCGGTAGTCCATGCAGAAGATGGAGTTTTGACTAGGGACTGGGCAGTTCCATATACTAGGTCACCACAAGATAATCCAACCGGACGCGTCAAGTTATGGATGAACGCTCCGGTAATCCTACACGATGGTTCTTACGCCATAGTCAAAGAGAGTTTTGGTACAACCAAAAACGGAAAACGTCTTGTGCGAATCGAACAAAACGCAATCCCAATTGATATTCCTAACGGAGAAATTAAAGCCATTGGTGCGCCCACTAGAGGGTTGACACCGGCTGTGATGCAGATTATGTCTATGTGGATTGGGTACTCCACTGATGCAACCAAAGGAAAGGTTACATCAACACCCGAAGCACGTATGACATCGATTGTTTGGGATGGTGACAAGGTAGTTCATATCAATCGTAGTGGCCCTGTTACAAGTGGTGACATTACATCGTCTAATGTCAACAATATTCTTACGGCACTAGGAATTACAGATATTGCTGACTTGCAGCATCGAATTATCTTTGAACGAGTTGGCCGTGCTGCATTGCGCGATATGAACAATCGTCTGCCAGATATTAACCGTAAGTTTAGTAATGGCACAGCACCGTTAACTCAAGAAGATAACCAGTTGCGTGCGCTTGCTTCTGCCTATGCTGAAGCAAGACTTGCTGCTCGTTTGACGGATGTGGCAAATCGTGGCAACATCACTCAACAGGACCGTGCAAAGAAAGCCATAGCCGGGGCACCTGATTCAACACGCAGTTTAGGTGGACGACGCTATTGGGCTGCTGTATCTGCAATCGAACGCCAAATTCATGCAAACCGAAGCGTCCTTGGAACGGTTGCTCGTGACATTGCTGCGATTACTACAAAGAGTCGCACCAACTGGGCAATCAAACGTGACGGCAACAAGTTTGCTTATAACTCCCAAACTGGTGAAGTTACCATCGTTAAAAAAGAACGACGTGGTGGTCAAACCCGAGAGGTTGAATACAAGGTAAACCTAAAGACTGGTGCTGTACAGCGACCGGATACTGCAACACCTGTTATTGTTCCGGACACATTTTATTACCATGACCCACAATTCCGAACACGGATGCCGGGCGGTTTGATAAGTGACATCAATGCTCAAGTTGAAACTGACTTGAAAGCGGTTGGTCTGGATGGCGCATACACCATGCGTGTTGCGGAACCTGAGTTCCATATTGCAAGAGCATTGGTTAGTGTGATGATGCCTGAAGGTATTCCAACTTCTCCAAGCGTTGTCTTCCAGTCTAGTGGTGTTAGTACTAGAGATAATGAAGAAGCCACTCCAATGGTTCAGTTGTCACGAGACCAGCAGAAAGCGTTTGTCACACCTAGCATTGCGGTAGCACCTGTGCCCACAGGAAACGCATTGGTGACCATGCAAGAAGCAGAGGCTATTGGTCGTGCTGACCAAGCAATGCAGCAGTCTGCCGGAGTCAAGGTAGTTTCGCAAAGCCCTGAAGTTCGTCAGCGACAAGCCCAGTTCGTTCAGGGGATTATTGACCGCTTGACGACAGACATTGACAAGAAGTTAGATGCGGCTCGTAGTGTATACGAGAAGAAAAACGCTGGTGAAACCCCAGTCTTGTACGCATATGAAGCCTATGAACTACGTGATGTTTACGACGTAGAACGTGGCGAACCAATGACGGAAATGGAAGTCACCGAGAGCGGTGAATCCATACCTAAACTGCGTTGGGATGCAAAGGCGATGGACTATGTGCCGGTTACAAAAACCGCCCGTGTTCGTACCACTATCTATTCCTACGAAGACCTGACAAAACTTAAGGTGCCAGTAAAGCAATCTGCAAACCTGTACGAGACCGACCGTCATTCATCATCTACTGAATCCACAAGCAAGGAATTCAAACGCCTTGAGTTTGGTAGCGACCGCCCAATCTGGATTAACATCAAGGGTAAAGAAGTCCCATCGAAGAACAAGGCCAAAGTTGTATCCACAATGGTTGGCAATATTGAAGGTCGTGTCCGTGATGTCGCAACACGATGGACATCTGAATACAACGACGCTCTTGCTGGTGATGCTATTAATCCTACAGAAGCATGGAAGCCGCAGGAATTTGATGCTGAAGTCAAAATGCGTGAGTCTGATGGCATTACGATTCTTGCACCAAGTGTCAAGGTTCGTGGACAGGGATACGCCATTGACACAGTCGAAGGCAATAAGGGTTGGAACTCTCTGACAACCAAGGAGATAAAGCAACCCCTATCAATTACACAAGCCAGAAAAGAACTGCTTGACATACGCAAAGTGGATGGCACAGAAAACAAGCACCACGCAATTTCCTATCCAATTGAAGTAGATGCCAAGGGTAAACCATCCAAGTGGGGCTACTCTCTTATGGTCCGCACTACTGATGTAGACGCGAAGACTGGCACATTCCAATGGAAGATTGAGAACGACTGGGGTCCACTCAACACTGGTTTTGCTTCCAGTAAGGATGCTCTCAAAGAAGCGCAGATAGAACACGACAAACTGTTTGGTCTTGCTCGTGAAAAGCAAGAAGAAGAAGTGTCTCGGCATATTGCGCGTGAAGTCATCGACATTATTGACGCTGGACGCAAGGCGTTGGATAAGTGGAACGCGGACAACAACTACAAGTTCACGGCTGAAGAAGCCAATGCAGTCAACATCCTTCGTCAGTTCCGCTGGTACAAGGGTATGGAGGAGCGTCTCAAGGGCACGTATGGCCAGTTCACAACGGTCATGGCTGATGTTCTTGGTGCAACGTCTCCACAGACTCCTGTTTGGCAGAACTATGCCGCTACCCTGTACTTGATGCAAGGCGATAAGGGTGCCCATAGCAGACGTGTCAAACTGTCCGCGCAATCGATTGCACGCAACCCAGACTTATTGAACTACTTCCCTGATGATTCCAGTCAGAAGAAGGCAATGGTTGTCGTCAAGGCTGATATGAGTAGGACAATAACCGTCCTAAAAATGCACTCGATACTTGTGAAAGCACTGGACAAGAGTTTCGGAACAAACCCGCAACTTACAGTTGACGGCCTACGAGAGCAGATTGCTGACAGACTACGCAGCGTGTATGAGCGGGATGGCGTTGATGATACGTCTGCGGCTGAAGCAGACTTGTTTATGTCGCTGATGGAAAGAGATGTTCCGGCTGCAAAGCGGCAGGAAACCTTGGACCAATTCAATCGCTACGCTGACAAGTCTCTACCATCCCGTATGGGCGGAACCATCAAGAAGGATACACAGTTCCGGTCCTTTGTAAATGAAGTTGAGGACTGGATATCACCCAAGGGTGAGATTACTAAGTTCGGCGGAAAGACAGCAGTGACCACAAAACTTGCAGACATTCCAAAGGGAATCAAGTTATCACTGTCTGAAACGATTGTTCCACGCAACCTTGTGACGGGTGCGCTATACGGAAGTAATAGCGGAAACATCCTGATGGCATTGACCAATGAGTGGTTGACGGTTACGGAAGGCATGAGCGCAAAGGCACGTAACTTTGCAATGAACTTTGTTGGCCTGTCCCGTGGCGCAACCATTGACGTATGGGCCGCTCGTTTGACCCGTAGGCACCTCAATGAGGTGTACATGGGAGTTTACACAACTCGTGATGGTGAGTCTCGTGTTGAGGACGTAGCGCGTTATGGGGCATGGAGCCAACTACCAGAGTCAGAGCGCAAACAGTTCTTCCGTATGAGTCCTCTTCAGGAGCAGGGTGTTGCTGGCGGATACGTTACCAATCTTCCAAAGAAGGTCTCGTCAAACGGATACTTTACTGAGACGGATGCAGAAACTGACCCTGTCAAATTTGCTCCGGCTAACCGAGAGCAAGTTGATGTAACCAACGCGGAGTTCATCGGTGAGTTTGGTATGGCTAACCGTGTGTTTGACCGCACGGCTGAACTCATCAATGGATACATCGGAGAAGCCGGGTTCATGTCTCCTGCGGACCTGCAAGCAGTTGTTTGGTTCGCTGAGAAAGAACGCTGGGTCCAGAACGGTTGGACAACGGCGGCTGGTGCTGGCGGTTCGTTTGAGCAGATGTATCACGAGATGATGGAACGTGCTGGCGCGTACGAACGTGTCAGTGGAACCGTCTATCAGCCACGTATGAGAATGCGTGGTGCGGCTGCCGCTAACCTATCGGTTGATGAGCAAAAATCTCTGTTCGATATCGCAACGTGGCCGTTCCTCCGACATCGCCGCGATTCCTATCAGGAAGGCATGGGAGACCTGCAACGAGAAGAACTTGTTGACGGAACAAACCGCCATCCAGTACAGAGCGTTCAGGCACTGGCCGTTACTGTTAGTAACGACGGTATGTATACAGAGTCTGCTGAAAATGCAAACAAGACAAACCTGTCTGTTACATACCTGACTGGCGCAGGCCGTGAAGCCAAGGAGCGTTCATACACAGAGCCGATACCAACAGTCATAGTTCCAGAGGCTGATGCAGACATCATGTTCAAGGGCATGACAAATTCAAGCCGGACGATTTACTTGCCTGTCGAGAATAGTAGTCGAGTCCTTTCTGGATTACACAACTATGCGGTTGGCGCACGTACATCATTTGGCATTGCTGGCACAAACGGTACTCGATTGTTGGGTACGGGCGTTATTGATGCAGTTGCAATCCTTGATGCTGCTGATGTTCCGGATGATGCGCCAGCAAAGGTCAAGCATCAGTCTGAGAAGTATGTCCGCATACAACTCGCTGAGACACAGCCAATGACAGACTCTGACGTTTATCTGTGGAACAACAGTGGACGTTCAGAAAAGTTGGATACTCGGACGAATGAATATACATGGGGCTTACCATTACAGGCGTTTGATTCGGCTCCAAGTTTCAACGCTGATGCTGATAGAGGCGTATCAGAGAATCGTGTTTATGTAGGACAAATACCTCTTGGCGCAATCAAGAATGCTAATGGAAAGAAGGAAAAGAAAAATATCCTTCCTAAGCCAGCCGGTATTCCTGCGGCGCATCCTGCAAACCGTGTCATGGTTATTGAAAGTACTGCATCATTGTTGTCGGCCATGCGTGATGCCACTGATGTATTCATGACAACTACCCGTGCTGTTGCAAGCGCGGATGACCCATACGCATCATTCCTTGATGTGCCTTCCAGTGCTATTGGTAAGGTTCCGATGGGTGAGGCATGGAAGAACAGTAAGCCGGACAGCAATATGCGATTTGGCGCATATATGCTTCTGCGGATGCCTGTCGGTGCAGAGCGGTTGATTGCAGGGTCCAGACAGGCAGCAGACAACGCTCATCGTCGGTTGATGACAAGCCTCCGTGATTCCATGCCGGATGTCGGATACATGGTTCGTATTGACGCAGACGTTCGCGACTGGGTCAGTGACATCACGGGCAATGTTGGTATGCCATATGTCGAGATTGTCTTCTCGCCAGAAGAGTTCATCCGCAACTACAACCCAATTACTGAGGTAAATGGAGAGTTGCCAGCAAACGCCGCAGAGCGTAGCGCGTTGTTCAATGCGTACATCAATGGTGACATTGATGCTATACGTGCAGCAGAAGAGAAATTTGCTGATGCGTATGAAAGTTGGATGCGCCGTGTTACAACTGACCCAGACCTTAGCGCACAGGTCATGTTGCCGGGTCTGACTGTTTACGACCTACAAGTTATCCCGAAGGAGAAATTACTAAATGCGCCGTCCATCAGAGAGTTTGCAGTCAGTGAAGTCGAACGACAGGCAGCCAACACAAACATCGGAAATGCCGTTCGCGAATACGCAGAAGCCATCGGCAAAACAGTCGATGTCGAAATCACAGACGAGTTCTACGCCAGCCCAGACCAACCAAGAGTTGCTCAACCTGATTCTATCCTCGAGGATTGGAGCGATTTCCGCGAATATACGGTGATGGCGCAGAGTGGCCGCCCGCGTATTGCGGAGGTCACTGTATCGGCATATGCAGGCGAGAGCCGGATGGGCTTCCAGAACATCTACTCAGCCGCATTGTCAGACATCCGTAACGGTTCATATGCGGAAGCACAACGCAAGTTCGGAGTGATATCCGAGGCTGCTGGCATTGAACTTGAGAATGCGTTCGGTGAGTTTGCTACGTCAATGTCCGCAGACATTACGGCTAGTGTTATCGCCGGTGATGCAAAGCCATCTGTTACCGCAACCGTTAGTGTTACAGCAGACCGACTAGGAACTGTCATCGGGCGTGCTGCACTGATAGGCCGGAAACTCGGGCAGGCTAACACATTCGTCACTGAGAAGGCAGGGCGTACTCGTTACGGTATCGAAGCGGACGGGGCAATGATTGTCCCATCACTGTCTATCACTCTCAACGAACCGCTGGATTCTGTTGGATTGCGAACACTCGTGGACAGTGCGCCAGCCATATTCCAAGGTGCAACGCAATCGCCTGACAAGCGAACCCTGACAGTGTTCATGGTTCCAGATGCAAACATTGCAACAGCCGAGGCAAAGGACTGGACCAATCAAGCGACTACGTTGCTCAATGACTTTGTGCAAACGTACACAACGCCTGCGGATTCCTATTCCGACGATATGCTTGCGCGGTTGTCTATGGAGGTTGCTCCGGGTGAAGGTTCACCTGCGCACGCTCTGGTCGGCGATGCGTTCTATGAACTGTCTACTGAGAAGCAACATGATGTCAATCGCAACTTGACTGAGACCGCTATTCGTGAGGTGGAAGCCATCATGGGTATCAGGTTGAAGTCCGTTGTGTTTGGGCTTGGTGGATGGCAGCACTACCAAAATGCATCAACTGTCTTGCAGGCAAACCTTACGCCGAAGCAAGCAGAGATTGCAGCGCATATGCTTGGATATACATTGCAGCAAACCGCAGTGTGGTCCAATAAAATTAAACCGTTCAGTAAAGCATCATCTGCATATGCAGTGGACTTCATTGAGGTCGGAGGCAAAACTCTTGCCGATAGCGATAAACTTTCGCAAGTATGGGCACGGTTGGTGGAAGCCGATGATACATCGACTGACCTTGACAATAAACTATTCCAAGGGTTCCAACCTATCCGTACCGCGACAGGTCAGGTAGGTATCCGCGTCATCATCAAGTCTCCTGATGCAAACACAGGCGACCAAGTAGAGCGGTTATTGAATGGGCCAATCAAGAGTGCGGTCAAATCACTTGACATTGAATTGGACGTAGATGGTTATTCCTGCGACTTAGTGGAGGCAGAGAATGACTGGAAGGAACAACGGAATGGGGAATCTTACGTGGCGCGGTTGGGCGACCTCTTGGGACCAAGTGCGCAAAGCACCATCGCCAAACTCGATACTGCTCGGCAAAAACTTGAACAGCAACTCAAGTCGGCAATCGACACAACTGGGGTCAAACCAAAAGCAATTGCCGCTGGTCGAAGAAGACTCTGGAATCTCGGAAGCGTCGAACTCGGAGCCAAAGGGCGATTCATCGAATATGAAACAGTACGAGATATCGTTTCCAACGTCGCCCCGGATGATTCCTTACCGACGGCAGAAAAAGTAGCAAACACGGTCAACCAAGCACAACGTCGGGAGGTTGAGGAAGCGTTGTCGGTCGTGGCTGGTCAACGTATCAATCTTCCGAAACGGGTGCGGTTCAAGCGTACGCCAGAACACTCCATCTTCCAGATGCACGTTGGGCGGCATTATGAAAATATGCCTAAGAATGCACTGAAGTCAGACCCATATGTCAAGGTGGCATATGAGGCGTTGGTCAGTGAACTGGATATGCAGTATCGGTCGTTGAACCTGTCGGTAGACTTCATGCAGCCTGTCCTTGACCGTGACGGAAAGCCAGCAGTTGACGCATCGGGCGACCCGATGTACATAGACCCTTACACCAACGCTGAAGGCAAACTTGACTCAACACTGGCCATCCGTGATGTCCGTGAGAATCGTCACCTCTACGTGTATCCAACAACGGAAGGAACCGTTGGTGATGCTGGGGACAAGGCTGACTTTGATTATCTTGCCAAGAATCACCCTCTGTTTCAACAGAGCGGATTCAAAACCAAGACCGGGCAGCCGATGATGTGGAACGACGTGTTACGTGCTGTTCACGATGCGTTGGCTCACGGCATCTATGGTTCATCGTTCAATGAGAATGGTGAAGAGAATGCGTTCGTTGCACACGCAATCCTGACGCAAAACCCATGGGCAATCTGGGCATTGGCAACCGAAACCCGTATGCAAAACTCGTGGGTCCATTACGGACCGCACCGAGTACTTACGGATGGCTCGTTCGTAACAACCAAGCCAGATGGGTTTGCTTCCCAGAAAGTTGGACTGTCTTCACTGGAGTGCCTGTACACAGGATGCTCTACGGTAGACGACAGGCTGCGAGTATTCAGCCAAAAACTCCGGACTGACTTTGGTGGATACAACGGAACAATCTCGTACCTGTCTGGACAAACTGGTGCAACTGTTCCGAACATGGGTTCACAGACAGGCGCAGTTCAATCCGAGATGAAGCGCAAACTGTACATCATGCGTGGGCTACCCGGAAGTGGGAAGTCTACCAAGGCCAGAGAACTTGCTGGCAACCTTGGTCAGATTTTCTCTACCGACGAGTACTTCATGCAGGATGGCAAGTATCAGTTTGATGCGAGTCGCCTGCCTGAATACCATCGACGCAACCTTGATGATTCCACGATGGCTATGCGTCGCGGTACGGGTGTGGTCGTTATCGACAACACGAACATCGAACCATGGCACTTTGAAAAGTATTTGGAATCGGGACGGCTTTACGGATATCAGGTTGAGTTCGTCGAGTTCGACCCGACTAACTATTCGGACGCAAAAATTAAGGAACTGGCATCACGCAACACGCATCAAGTTCCAGAATCCGCAATCCGCTCAATGCGCGATAAGTGGGTGAAGATAGATGCGAAGAAGTATCGTGACGCTAAGACTATGGCGATGACCGGAACAGACCTGCCTACAGCGATGTCGTTTGGTCCAACGCTTCTCCATAATGCTGACGCTAAAGAAGCAACCATCGACCTCAAGAACGGAACGGTTGAAGGAAACATCACCCCTCAAGTAATTGATGAGGCTGGCAACCAGTCCACATTCATTCCGAACCCGAATGGCACTCAAGAAGATATCAACAAGGGTATCTACGAAGAGCCAGACAGTCCGAACTTGATGGCGCAGACCGGGCGTATCGCTGAAGCCGCACGTCGTGGAGCAGCCGCTGCTGTATCTGCAATGCGTCCTGCACCGGTAACATCGCCAACGACATCGACTCGGACTCAGCCAATCAAGAATCCTGCGGCACGCGCAGTGTTCATCCTGAACCAAATCCTGAAGGCTGGAGCCGCCGGTGATGCTTCACCTGTGCTGATGCAGAACTTCCCGTTGGCATTGGATAAACCGGACCTCTTCTTGCGACAACTCCGGTTGCAGGCACAGGTCATCTTCAATCCAAACCTTGGATGGGCTGGGCGTAATGGTCGGGCCACTTCAAAGAGCCTGATGTATGGGCGCAAACTGGCCCAAGATGTTTGGGATAACGAAGTCCGCAACCGTGCATCGTACGACTTGGCTAAGGTGTCCGGACTAAGTGTCTCCGCCATCTCCAATGAGAAGGACCTTGAAGACGCTAAACTGGTTGACCCGCTGATTCAACTGATGGACATCAGTGAACTGGGACACAACTCGGATGTTGCTACAGAAGCAGACTTCCTCCAGCACCTGCCGGGTCAGGGCCAGTCAGAACGCTTCTTCATGCTGTCCAAGGACGTAGTCAAGATGCGTCAGTTCGATGACATGGTCCAGCACCTTGTGGACATCGGATACAACCCAACGGAGTTCAAGTTGGACAAGGACGGCAAACTCATCGAGACGCACTGGACCCGTGCAGTCAAGGACATCGCGCATATCCTGAACGTCATCAGTGGCGATGTGCGTATCATCGAAGAGGACGAGACAGACGAAGCGGTCATGCGTATCGCTAAACTGTTACTGTTCTCTCCACGGTGGACCGCAAGCCGCCTGATGGTAGACCGTTCGGGCCGTAGTGTGATGTCGTTCGTCGCCAAAAGCGTTCCGGGTGGAAGCGAGAAGGTAGAACAGATTCTCCGTATGAACGGAATGTCTGAACTGCAACTGAAGAATCGAGACCCTCGAGTTGGTGCCCTTCATGCTCGATTGTTGTGGAAATCGTGGTCCCTGTGGCTCGGCGTGCTTGCTGGCATCTACGCCATGCGGGCAACCAATCCACGAACCATGGCCGTGTCCATCGACAAGGGTGGGACTCGATTCAAGATTGGAGACTACTCTTTCCGGATGCCGGGCGCATTGATGACACAGATTGAAATCATGACATCGGTGATTGATGGCTGGGGTGAATGGCAGGCCCAAAAGGGAACCGTGTCAGACAAGCCTCTAGGCTCAGTGGTCTGGGAGAAGGTCAACCAGACATTGATGTCCAGAGCAAGCCCTATCTTGTCCACAGGGGTGGAAGCCATAACGCAGAGAGACGTGCTTGGGCAACCTGCGTTCGTAACCGATGAGGCCATCAAAGTCTTCTATGAAGAAGTCATGGAGCCAATGGGACTCAAGGGAGTGCCGTCCGAATGGAACAAGGCCCTGACCAAGCGTGTTATGTGGTGGTGGGTGCGAGACTGTATGGAGATGTATCAAACGCAACGCGAGTTTGGTGTCGAGGCATCGGAAGCATTGATTGCCGCAGCCGCGACGGCAGCCTACTCCGCAGAAGGTGGACGTGTCAATTACTTCCCCAAAGCATTGACGCAGAGAATCAAGGCTGGCCAGAAAATGGAAACCCAGTTCGACGCACCGACAGACTTCTTCACGGGAGGTAAGGCGGTCATCCCAGAGGTGGACCTCTTCAATCCTGATAAGGGACCGCAGCCACAGGACATCAGAGAGCCGCTCTTTGGTGGAACAGGAACGGACCTGAACGCAGACATCCTGCGGAGAACAGAACCGCCTAAGAAGTAAACAAAAGCCCCGGGCATCACGCTCGGGGCTTCTCTTTATTCTCCGTCCTCGGTCCTGAACCGGATGCCTTGGTCCAGTAGTTCCTTGGCTTCATATACGCTCTTGGCTCTCAGTGCTTTAAACGCCCGGTACAACGCGTCGTCCAGAGTTCGCTTATTGATGCCGAGGTCCTCTGCGGCCAAACCTCGATGCCCAACCTCAGCAACTTTGTTGATAATGAGTCGCTGGTAGTTGCTCACCTTGCCGATACCCGTCAATGTCTTTGCCATGTTACTCTCCAATCATCCGAATGGTTGCCCCTTCAATGGCAAGCATCGGTTCAGTAAGGACCTCGTCTACACGAGGGTCGTCGTCGATGTTTTCCTGTACGGATTCCACCGCACGGACCAGCCTGTCCTCGGCCATCATCCCGATGTTGTTCCATCCGCCAAGGTTGGCCACCAGAATCGGAACAGCAGGGCTGACCTTGCCTTCCTTGACCATCCGCTCGGTGTACTCTCTGCGGGTGGCTGGTGGGGCGTACAGGACGATGTGGCGAATCTGCTGGGCCGCCTGTCCGGTCGGGACCTTGACTCGCTTCAGGGACAACGCGACCTCACGGAGTTCGCTGACCGTCGGACGGAACTTCTTGGTCATCAAGCAGTGCATGACGGACCGTTCCACGAGGTCGTCTGACCACTTCTGCATCCCGATGGCATACACGGTTGCCATGCGCTCGTCCCAAGGTTGGCCTGATGGCATCGTACTCAAGATGTTGGCGGCTGTTGCAAATGATTTCTCTGTCATCGTTATTCTCCTCTCACACGGCGCAGGGCGGCGATAGCACCCTCCGTGATGTCCATGACCGCTTCCTGTGCAGTCGGCTTGGTTGTCGCTGTTCCTGTGGTGGCCGCGCTCCAGTGGTTCCACAGGCTGTTCATCGTAACCATCTCACGCTTGGCCCATTTGCGTATCAGGTTCTCTGTTGACTGTCGCACTTGGTCCGGCGTGATGTCTGCATGAGACATCTGGTAGGCGATGTGCTTGACTCGGTTCCACTCTCCCAGTGTGAACTCTGATGCAATGAGTTCAGGGTAGGCCGTCACACGGTAGGCCTCGAATATCAACCGTCCCGCATCATCAGGTCCGGGAAGTGCGGACTTCTTTATACTCTTAGTTCCTTGTGATTCTCGTTCCTTATGATTCTTGTTAATAGGGGTATCGTTTTTGATACCCTCCACCCTACTAGATTTGATACCCTCCCCCGTATCACTTTTGAAACCCTCCGCATCCGGAAACAGGATGTATCCGTTGGATGTCTGCCGCCCAGATGCATCGTGTCGGACCTTCTTGGCGAGGACCTTGGAACCGGAAATGGTTATGTTGCACAGGCTCTCAATCGACCGTCGCACCGTTGCTTCCGAGAGGCCGGTAGTGGCCACCAACTTGCCCATACTGGGCCAGCAGAAGCCCGTGCTGTCCATGTGGAGGGCCAGCGTTGTGAACACCATCCAGTCGCTGGACCCGAACTCCTTCAGGTGCGGCATGATGGTGTGGTGAACCTGCACGAACGTATCAGCAGGCGTTGAATGCAACAGGGTCCGAGACCCGCCATTGAATATAGAAATCACGCGTCACTCTCCTCCTCGCGTTCTATGCGGACAGCCCTCACACAGGATGCAGTCCAGCCCGGTTGCCTCGACCTCCACCGAGTCTCCCGGGTTATTACTCTCGGCCTTCGCACGGGCCTTGGCGTAAGCCTCCAGCACCGTCTGGGCCTCGGCAGGCGTGATGCCCGCAGGAACCGTCACAGAGGCCGTAGAGCGGCTCTCACGGCCGGACAGGTGCTGTTGCAGGGTAGAGGCTGATGCCTCGTGTTCTATGGCCCATTGCAGCGCGTCCACTTGTTCATCCGGCGGCAGGCCAGCCACCGCACGGTGATGCGTCCAAGACAGGCCCTGTATCCGGTTGTGGACCGGAACGTGCTTGGATACCCAGACACAGTTGGCCAGCGTCTGATACGCCATGCCGGTCAGGTCCATCGCTTGGCTGTACTTCTCGCCGTAGGTTGCCTCGCCGTAGACCAGAGCATCCCCGATGGCGAACTGGACCGCCGTGTCGAGGGTGGATAGGGTCTGCACGAGGTTCAGCCATGCGTCGTAGGCAAGCGGCCCTGTGAAGGTCAGCCCGACCGAGGTCAGGCTGACGTTAGGGGTTGCTAGGATGTCACTCACTGCTGGACACCGTCGTAACCTTCACAGAGTTCCGCCCGGGTTCGATGGTGAAGCCCCACGGAGTGTTGGACTCGCCGAACTCGTTGCTCGCCCACCGTTCGATGAACGTCTCTGGAAGTTTAGATACCAGCACCGACTCGACGGTCTTGACCGACTCGGGTGCGTTCAACTTGGCCCACGCCACGGCAAGTTGTTGGTTGTCAACAACTACCTTGGGCTTGACCTCACGGAACGCGACCTGTCCCCACGGGCAGGTGTAGGTCTTGGTCCGGAACGTGCCATCCGGCTTGCGTGGAAGCAGGCCCTCGGCCACGTCGCTGGCACTCCGTTCGTAGCGTGCCTTGAGCCACTCCACGCGGCGGTTCTTCAGGGCCAGCATCTTCTCCACGTTCGCGACAACAGCCTGCAACCGCTTGGTCTCGGCCAGCACGTCAGCCTCGGCACTGCTCAAACGGTTGAGGTAGGCCAGCAGTTCCTCCTCTGTCTCCAGAGCGCGGTCCGGCAAGGTGCTGTTGGCTGGACCGGCATACTCGCCGGTCTCTGTGTCGAACAGGTCATCCCCGATACGTTCAATTGGCATTGCCATTCTCCTTCTCCAACTGTTGCAGGACGGCCTCGTACTCACTTGCAGGCACGTCGTACAGGGCCTTGGTGGCCTCTGTCAGATTCTCCACCGTTCGCTCTGCGTTGTTGGTCAGCAGTGAGAACACCTCCTTGATGCGGGCACTGTCAGCATCCGGTTCGTGATGCTTGACCGCCGCACCAAACGCAACGCCGGACCCCTTGATGTCAAGGACCTGCGGGCGTGGTGGGGTGGCACGCTTGAGTTCCACCGGAGCATCCACGATGCGCGGGTTGGCCACGCCATCGACGACCTCGTCGAATTCGGGAGCGAACTGGGTTCCGTAGCCCAAGATACCCAAGGCGCGACCGATGGCCCCGGTCTCAGCCTTCTCCAAGTAGTCTGCGAACCCTTTCGCATCCTCCATCTTGGTGCCTTCAGCAACGACCCTGCCTGTCGCATCGGTGATGGTTGCCTTGACGACGGCATACCTCTTCTCGATGCTGTGTTCGACAATCTGCGTGCTGATACCCCAGTCTGGATGTTCCTGTCGGAACCAGACCAGCCGCCACTTAACCTCGAGGTAGTCCTTACCCTTGAGGCTCATGAGTTTTTCGTTCGGATTGAACGCCATATCGATTCTCCTTCAAACGGTATGACCCAGCCCTTGCGGGCCGGGTCGTCCAGTGTATCACTCGCTACTAAGTCTCGCGAGGAAGTCCTCCTCTGCGTCCTGTCGGTGCGCAGGGTTCATGTCTACGATGCCCATCAGCGGGCAGAGTTTCCGGTCCACGTACAGGACGGGATACTCCGCAGCCAGCCGCAGGATGCAGTGCGCCTCAATGATGCAGTCGCCGACCAGCCGCTCGACATCGTGCCCGAGTTCCAGTAGGTCCTCAATCACCCCGTTGATGCTGCTGCCAGCAACCGGGACCGTGAGGTCGGTGTTGGGGATAGGCCGCTCGATGATGCCTGTGTCTGGGTCACGGGCGATGTAGAGCCATCCGTTGCGGACAGGTGCAGGCAGGCCGTTCGGAAACGCTAGTGCGTTCGTTGGGCTATGCGTTGAACACTCGAGTGCGACGACCTTGTTGCCGTTGTAGCGGATGCACCGCCACGACTCAATCAGTTCGTAGACAGAGATGCCTTCGATGTTCAGGTCGTTGAGGTCCACCGCCGTGTCCAGTTTCCCGGATTCTTTCATGCGCTGGATGTCAGCGCGGAACCCCTCCGGACTGTCTGCCACGATGATGTAGACCCACGGGCCGACACGCTCGGTGATGCATCCGCCCGGGCTGTTCTTCGGCTTGCCGATGTAGACCTTGTCGGTGGCCGACTGGCTGAACACATAGTCCCAGCAGTCCACTTCGAGTTCAGGTACGTTGATTGATGCCATGCCAAACCTCCATCTGTTGCAGAACTTTGTCGATGCGGTCCACTCGGCTCTGCCTCCCGAGTGTCGCCTCCGCTCGCCGAACCTCGTGCAGTGCCTCTGCCACCGTTCGGACGATAGTTGTGATGTGTGCGTCGGCCAGCGACTGCTGGACCGGGGTGACCGCCGTCTTAGGTCCCTTGAGTTCGAGGCCCACGGCCATGCCGAACCAGTCAGGGTGATGGACGTAGATGTCCGGCAGGCCGGGAGTGTTGCCCTGCCATCCGGTGGCGTACGTCTTGGCCCCGCAGGCTCGGCAGGTGACCTTGCTCCTACTCTTCCCGCTCTCCATCGCTACATAGCCAAGGGAAGCGATGGCGGTTGTTATCGCCTTCTGTAGTTCCGCCTCCGGTTTCATCCTTCGCAAGGACGTGCCTCATCACCAGTATCACCGCCAACAACAGGCTCACGAACCCCGCCAGCCTTCGCACGTTTTGCTTCACCGTGTACCTCCCGCCATAAGTATTTCGAGATGTATGACGGCCATCCCGTGCCGGATTGTTGGACCGCTCGGGACCATTGCGAGAACGTAGAAGACCGCAGGCACAGGCTGAACAGCCTGCTGTGCAGTAGGTCGGTGTATGCCAGCCGATAGGCAGGCAGGGCATCCTGCGACACGTCAGGCAGGCGGGCCTCCGAGAGTTCGGCCTGCGTGTGCGTCCGTCGGTACAAGTACTTGGTCAGTGCGCCGTCCTCCCATTCCGCGTGCATCATAACGATGCGGGGCATGGTGCCGTTCATGATTGTGCAGATGGCTCCCGGGCCACGGCGATGCGCCCGGCTTAGGTAGTACATCACCTGCGTGACACGGGCGGTTCCGATGCCTCGGACCACGAGGTCCTTGGCTGCTGCCATCGCGGAGTCCAGCGCAGCATCCGCACCGGAACGGTCAGGAGACCAGACGCTGTGCGTCCGGCCTCCCATGGTTGTCTCCGTCTGCCATACACGGCTAAGGCCGCCGCTGTAGCCCTTCACAGGCCGAGTTCCCGCAGGTGCTGGGACACAACCCTGTAGTTGCGGTCGCCTTCCCGGGTTTCGATGTCAGCGCGGATGGCCTTCTTCTGGTCAGCCCACGCCTGCTCTTCAGCCACCAGCCTCTTGCGGAGCGCGTTGACTTCGTTCTTCTGCATCACGCCGATGGTGAAGAATGCGATACCGGCGAGGCATATGATGATGCCTATTTGTGCGTCTGGGTTGTTGATGAATTTCTTAAGCATTTTCGTGTTCCTTGTCTCTCCACGAGTCCAGTGAAATGTCAGCCTCTGGCTCCTCTGAAACATCCTCGCTGACGGCCGCCTCAATCCTTGCGATGAACGATGGGATGTCCACCGCCCCTGTGTGGAACGCGTCGTAGGTTCCTTCCCAGAGCGTCTCCGTCAGGATAGCCTCGGTATTGTCCTCCGCCCATGACGGGGAGAACGGGTCGCCCGAGTTGTTGTGGAGCCGTTCGACCTTGGCGGTGAAGGTTGCCCGGCCGTACTGGACCCGGGCGGTAAACGTCACCCGCAACCGTGAGCCGTTGCAGACGCAGTGGGCATGGCGCGTGGCTTCGGTGAGCGTGGTGAACCGGACGATGCTGGATGCGACCGCCGCCGAGTTGGCGATGTCGCAGATGTCATTTACTTGCATGATGTCAAACTCCTCTGTGGCCCAGTGTATCGCACTGGCACGGTGTGGCCCAGCCTATCGGCCGGGGATTGGTTTCAAAGTAACCGAGGAACCTTGCTCGGTCCGTCCGTCTGAAATGTTTACAGAGCAGAAATTTCCGGGGTGATTGTCGGACACGTCAAAGATGCGGACGGTGTGCTTGCCAACCGTGTAGGTGTGGAAGTGTGAATCAAAGCGGTCCGTCCCGATGAACGTAACATTCTCGGACTTGGTGAGGTCGAGGCCGACGAGGTCCGCGCCTTGGCGCAGGTAGTGCAGCCGGTATGCCTTGCGGGCGATACGGGAGGCCGTAGCGGCCACGTTGCGGCCCGCTGGGGTCATAGGTGTCTGCGGTTCGGACTTCAGCCAACCGTACTGGGACGTGCTGTTGTAGCGGATAACAACGCCAATGGTTCTGAATTTCATAGGTATCTCCGTGAGGGTAAAAGTGTCCCGGTGTTTCGCCCCGCCGGGAAGGCACGGGGTCACAGGATGCGGGTCAGGGACCGGCAACCGACAACGTTCCCAGCGTCGTCCCGGATAAGGTCCCCGGGAACCAGCACATCCATCCGGCCCCGGATGCTGGGGTGGCTGGCCACCACGCTGGACACGATGTAGGCGACCTGCCCGCTGTGTGACTGGGCGGTTTCAGGCAGGGTGCATTCCTCTGTCTGTCGGACCCACTCGCCATCCTTGGACAGGATGCCGTCTGTCACAACGCGCTCGGCCTTGGAGCCGACCACGAGGACGTGCTGGCCGCAGACGAACAGGGACCCCACCGGCTCGGAAGCGGTGCGGACCCGGGCGATGCCGACGCTCGGGATGACGATGTCGGACGGGCCGATGATGGTGATGCTGTGAGGGGTCAGGTTGATAAGTGTTGTCATGTTCATACTCCTTGAATAGCCGCAGGGCGGCAGTGTGTGACGGTTCAGCGGGCTTGTTCGTAACCGTCGAACCAGCGGCCCAGACGCTTGGTGCGGGCCTTACCTGCGGCCTTGGTGCAGGTGCTGGAAGATGTCTCCGGGTCAGAGCAGTGGGCCTTGGCCTGCTCGAGGGTCAGCCCGGTGGCGATGGTGCGGCGGCGGATGTTGGCCGACTCGTAGAAGCGGATGATGTGATACATGGTGAAATCTCCAAAGTGTCTGGCCCGGGCGGTGAACCCGGGCCGGGGTGATGTCAAACCTCGATGTCGTACTTGCGGCCAGCGTCCGCGACAGCCTTTTGCCATATCGGCTCGAACCACGCCTCAAGGCCCGTCCGGTCAGCCTCGGTGTCGGTGCGTGTGGACCAGTCAGATACCACGTCCGGGCCATCGTTCCCGTACACGAGGGATAGGGTCAGGAAGGTCATCGCGGTCCTGCCCTCCGGGTTGTCTACGGTTGCGAATGTCTCGGCCGGGAAGGAGAACATCAAATCCTGCACCTCAGTGTCGTGCATCCGGGCCTTGACCTCGTACCAGTCAGCCACCTTGCGGAACGAGTCCTCTTCGTCGCGGAGGGAAATCTTTGCGCGCTTGGCAAGTGCGGCGTATACAATCTGCCGCACCACAAAGTGTTCGGCGCGGACGCGGGTCTGGATGTCTGGGTGAAGGCCCAGAAGTTCGGAAGATGTCATGGTGTAAGTCTCCGGCCCGTCAGGGCTGGGGGTCAGTGCCCCGGCCGTGAGGCCGAGGCGGGAGCAACGATGGCCCAGTGTATCACGACCGGGCGGGGCTATCAGGTGCCTCAAGCATCCCGTACCAGCCATCTGGGTCCAGAGCGGCCTGCACGGCGGCGACGTGTCCCTCGGCTACCATCCGGGCGTGCGCCCCCCAGTGTGGAGCGGACAGGACCGCGAGGGCATATGGCATCGTGTCGGCCGCGTACCATTGGCGGGCCAGCGCGTCGTAGTGTTCGACGACATCCTCCTGCACGGGGTCCAGCACGCCGTCGGGGATATCGCACGGAGCGTCAAACTCGGTCAGTTCGTCGTTCTGGCATACCAGCGTCTTGGGGCCGATGGCCACAACGATGCGGTCGGGCTTGGTCGTCGTGAGTATGAGCCACACGTCGTAGTTGGTTGTGAGGGCGGCCATGCGTTCGGCCTGTGCGACGTAGGGGGTGCGGCGGGTTATCCACATGATGGTTGTCTCCTTGGGGGTCAGTGCCCCCGGGGTGTCCGGGGGCTGGGGGGGTGTCAGAGTGCGGCGGCCTTGACGCGGATGTCGAGGCGGGCGGATGTCAGGAACGGCGGCAGGCCGGACGTTCCGGCGGCGAACCCGCGAGTGGTCCGCGCCCAGTTGTTCAGATACTCCCACGCCGCGAACTCGGACCGCACCGCGAGGTACCGGCGGGCACCGCTTGCGCGGTTCAGGGTCAGGGCGTAGCGGCCATCCGGCAGGGCGGCGGCCTCGGCCCATGTCCACTCGTTGCGGCGGGTGTGGAACACGGCCACGCCGATGCGATGCTGGCCAGCGGCCGTGAAGGACTCGTCTGTCTGGAACAGCCGGGCGGGCTTGCGGTAGGTTGTCATGTCAGGTGTCTCCTTGGGGCGTTGCCCCGGGGTATGTGGCCCGCGTTCGGTCGGGCCGTTCGTGATGCAGCAGCACGGGGCTGCGGGGCTGCGGGGCGGGGAACTGGCATCGCCAGCCCCCAGTGCAGGCCGGGGTCAGGCCGCCTCTTGGGCGACCTCCTCCCACTTTGTCGGGCGGCTGAAGAATCCGAACCCGGGTTCCTTGGGTTCAACCGTGGCGGTGAACCGGACCGGGGTGCCAGCCTCGGGTGCAACCGCCGAACTTGGCAGGGAACCGTACAGGCGGAACCCGTCGCATTGCACCAGCACCTTGGTCGTCCAGCCCCACTGGGTCTCGATGGACTTCGTGTTCAGGACCTGCCCGGTGATGGCACGGCGGCCATCCTGCGGGGTGACCAGCGGCGCGTCGGTCTTGGGGGCCGAGGTGGCCTTGCGCCATGCCCCGACAAAGTAGGCCACGCCCCGGCGGTCCAGCCAGCCATCGGCCTCCCAGCGTTCCATGATGCCCGGGGCATCGGCCATGGCCTCGCGGATGCTGGCCAGCACGGACCAGTCAGCGGCAGGCAGGGCCGACTCCAGCAGTTGGTCCGCGACCTTGGCCGCCTCCCAGACGATGCGCCATGTGGCGTTGGAGTTGGGGTTGCCATCGGGACCCTTGCTGGCCACGTAGGGCTGGCCATCCATCGATGCCAGCGCACGCAGGACCGTTTCGAGGCGGACCCACTTTGGCTCGTACCATCCGCCGCCGCCGCACTCGTCAGGGTCCCCGGTGCGGGACATGATGGCCGTTGCCTCGGCGAGGCTGGCCAGCGCAGAGCGCAGGGCGTTGGGGACATACTTGGCAACGCACGCGCCGCCGACTTGCAGGGCGTTGCCCATGCGGTCCCCGAGTATGACCGTGGTGTAGCGGGTGCGGTTCAAGCCGCAGGACTCGCAGGCGGTGTGGGTGTCCGGGAGCATGGCCATGATGGCGGCGGCCTCTGCGGCCGTGGTGCTAGGGCGGACCCACGACACCAAGGTGGCCTCGCGCTCGCCGAGGTACCGCCACCCAGCGGTCAGGTCGATGTCGGGTATGCCGACGGTGACGGGGACCACGGCCACGGTCCAGCGGGCGACGGGGACCTGCTCGAACCGGCCGCGTGCGCCCTCCTGCATCTCATAACGGGTGACGCGCAGGGGTTGCTCTTCACCGACGGTGATGGTCAGGCCGGGGATGCCTGCGGCGGCGCGGCGGAGCAGGGCCTGCACGCGGGTCAAGTTGTCGGGGGTGACTTTGTAGGTTGTCTCGGTCATGGTCAGTGTCTCGGGGCTTGCGGCCCGGGGGGTCAGTGCCCCAGCAGAGCCGGGGCGTGGTGCAACGATGGCCCAGTCTACCATCAGGCGGACCGGGCTGGCCAGTTCGGCGGGTCAGACTTGCTCTGGGTCCCAGACCTCGCGGCATCCGGGGTTCGCACATCGGAGTTCGCCGGTTTGATGCCCGTCGGTTCCGACGGCGTGCGGCACTGGGCCGTCGCAAGCGCAGAACGGGCAGGGCCAGCCCCAGATGCGCTGGGAGGCGGTGCGGCGGCTCTTGGGTGCGGAGTGGGCCGCGACGCAGGCGGCGGTGTAGGTGCGATAGGTGCGGCCGGTGGCCGAACGGCGGGTTTCAAGCATGAGAATTCTCCTCGGGAAGAAAGGCCCCGGCGGGCGGCCGGGGCAGGGTCAGCGGGTCAGAACTTGCGGCGGGCCGAGAAGCCCAGCGATGCGCCGCGATACTTGGGAGCCAGCGCGGTGTCGGTCAGCCCCGGCGGCAGGACGGGCCGCTGTTCGAGTTCGCCGGTCAGCGACATGGCCCCGACATCGTGGCGGTAGCCATCGCGGTACCGGGGGGCCAGCCGAACGGTCAGCCGATACTCGAGTTGGACCCCGTCAGGGGTGGCCGAGGTCCACTCCAACTGCCAGTGGATGGACCGGAGCGGGAGGGTGCTGGTTTCGATGGGCCCGTCGCCGGATGCGACGCTGGCGGCGGCCTTGGCGGTCATGTCGTCGATGCTCTCGGGTTGCGCCCAGATGACTCCGGAGTATCCGGCCCGCTTGGGTGTCACGCCCTCCGGCAGGGCGACCGTCGCGAAGAAGTGCCGGGCCTCGGTCATGGCCAGCAGGATGCGCTCTGGGGTCAGCAGGCGGCGCAGAACGGTCAGAGCGGACGCAGGTGCGGCCACGCCGCCAAACTTGCTATCGTGGGTGTCGATGTCGAACATAGTGGGTTGTCTCCAGCCCGGTCAGGGGCGGGGGTCAGTGCCCCGGCAGGACCGGGGCGGGGGCGGCGGGAACTGGCATCGGCCAGCGGGCGGGGCCTACTCGGCCACGATGTCGTCAAGCAGGACCGTGTCGGTCCCGCCGTCAGGGTTGGTGGCAGCCCGGGGGGCGACCAGAGCATCGGCAATGCCACGGGCCACGGTGGACCGGACCAGCGGATGCAGCCGGTATCCCTCGAGAATGGCCTGCCCGTGGTACCGGGAACCGTCAAGGGCCGAGATGGCCACGCGGCCGAACCGGCCATCAAGGGGGCCGTGCGGGTCCCGCAGGTTCTGATTGACGGCCTTGGTCACGAGGCCAGCAACGCGGGAGGCATCAGGGGTGCGGCCGGTCAGGTCGCCCCGGTCGTTGTGAACATAGAACATCGGCATGGTGCGTGTCTCCAGCCCCCGGCGGGGGCGGTGGGGTAGGTGCCCGGGGCTGGCCGGGCGGGGTTGACTGATAGGGCTTGCCATCATCAGATGCTGGGGGGCCACCCCAGACACGACCCCCGGGCGGGGGTTTCGGCAGGTCAGCGATAGAAGCGGGTCAGGGCCTCGGTCGTGGCCTTGGAACTGGCATCGGCCCGGGTGGAGAGTTCGGAGCCGATGTAGGTCAGGACCCAGACGGTCGCGACCAGCGAACCGTACCAGCCCCAGTGCCCCTTGACGTGGAGCAGGATGCTGACCGTGGTGAGCAGGTGAACGATGGCCACCGTCAGGGCGGCGTGCAGAGTGTTGTCGGAAATACGGGTGATGCGCATGGCAGATGTCTCGGGGCCGGATGGCCCGGGGTCAGTGCCCCGGGGTGAACCGGGGCGGGAGGGGCGAGGTGCGGCAGGTCAGGCCTGCGGGGTGGAGGTGTCCACGATGGCCCAGCCCTCGGCGGCGGCCGCGTCGAATGAGCGGACGGCTGCCACCACGGTGCGATACAGGGCGCGGGGGTGGAGTTGGACCGCCGAGAGGGTGATGGCGGCGAGGTCCTGCCCGCCGTGGCGGAGGGTCAGCGTCACCGGCGGGAGGGCCGGGCCGGTCCAGCGGACGGTGGAGGAGCGCAAGACCTGATTGACGCGGAACGCAACCGCGCTCGGCAAGTTTTGGGTGACATAGGATGTTGCGCCGTCGAAGGACGCGATGCGGACGGTGAACGGGTTCAGCATGATGCGGAGTCTCCGGCCCCAGAGGGGCGGGGGGTCAGTGCCCGGGGCTGGCCGGGCGGGTGGACTGATAGGGCTTGCCATCGTCAGGCATCAAGGAGCCACCTTGACACGACCCCGGGGCGGCCGGGGTTTCGGCAGGTCAGCGGGTGCGGCCTACTTGTTGGCCCAGAGGGTGGCCAGCAGGGCGCGGACGACACGGTCAGGGTCAGGGCTGGCCATCAGGGTGTCGGTGTCGATGTCCACCGTGCCAAGGAGGGTGGCACCCTGCCAGAGGCTAATGGATGTCGCGGTGCCCGGGATGGGCTCGGCACCGTAGCGCAGGATGTTGGTCAGGCGGGTGATGGTCCGGAGGCCAACCCGGCTGAAGATGTCAGCCAGACCGGGCCGGGCGGTCAGCCAGACTTCGTAGCCTTGCGGGAGGTGGCGGCGGTTGGACCAAGTCCAGCGGCCGGTGGATGCTTCGAGGTGTGCGAATTCGCGGGTCAGGTTTTGCATGATGCGGAGTCTCCAGAGGGGGATGGCCCGGGGTGAACCGGGCCGGGGTTGTCGATGCGGGGAGGGCTTAGAAGTCGCCGCCAGCCGAGATGACCCGCTCACCGGGGGCGGCGATGGTGTAGAGGGTTGTCGGTACACCGTAGGTGGCGAGGTAGTCTCGCTCAGCACGGGCCTTGACTACCTCGGCGGTCGCCCTATTGTGGCACTTGACGACGACCAGCGGGTAGCCGCTTGGCGAGAGGACTGCAACGGCGTAGGTTGGAAGGGTGATGGTTGACATGGTTGTCGGTTGTCTCAGGGCACGAGGGCCCGGGGTCAGGGCCAGTGGACTAGACTGGCAGGGTGTAGGTTTCGCGGTGCTATCCGCCGGGGCCGGGTCAGGGCTCATCAGGTGGCCAGCATCAGGCCACGACATGGTTTCCAGCAGGTCCCGTGGAGGTGTTGATATCACCTATCTGCTGGTACACCCCGCCACACGGTGGAGGGTGTCTCTTATGGTGCGGGTCGTTGCATCGATTGAGGGGGGCCGAACGGCCAAGGTGCCCGGGATGGGCTAGGGAGAGGATGCTACCGCGTCTAGGATAAAGTGCCGAACCTGCCGGACCCGCGAGGGGTCCCAACCGCGACCCAGTGGACTTGGCCACCGGACACAGGAACACTCTACTCGGACCTGGTGGCCCAGTGCAAGCATAGTTGTTGACACTCATTGACACTCATTGACAGTTATTCACACTTGAGTGCGCTGTTGATAGTTATTGACACTCACATTTATTTTGTTTAGTGATGTGAAGTATTTCAGAGGGCTGTGGAACCGATGCGGGACCGGGGCGGCAGTGTCCGGGACCGATGGCAGGGCGGCAGGATGCAGAGGGGAGTTTTTGAGGCATAGTAGGAATCGCACACGTCACACGCATGACGCGTCACACACACGCACGTACACACGGGCACACACGCGCACGCGTTGGGATAGAACGCACGCACACGTACGAGCAGGCGCAACGCGCCTGCGAGTATGCGAGCGCGTAGCGCGAGCAGGCTCCGGGGCTGCCACCAAGCAGAGGTGACAAGAATACAAGGGGGCCGTTTCACACCAAGATGAGGTGACAGCGTCGCAGGGCTATGTTGCAACAAGTATCAACAAGTATCAACGAGTGTCAACAACTATCAGAACAGAGGGGCAGTTATTACCCGTACGATAGCAACCCCGCTGTATGGGCCCTGTGTGGCCTCACAGCCCTACCCGTCAGAGTCAGCCCACGCCCGGCTGGGGACCCCCTTTTATAATAGGGAGAACAACTGTTTGAGGACTCCAAATCGCAGCGCACCAAGGCGAGGTGACACCCCATTGGCAAGCCCCCGCCACCCCAAGGCGAGGTGACAGGGGGGACTCCAGAACCAATATTCACATCCCCCCAATCTCATTTCTCCCTACGGGGAACACACATCATCAAATGTATTCGTATGCGTATTCGTTTACCTTATGGTATACTATTGTATGCACTGAGGAGGTGTAGTTATGAAACCTACGGTAAGAGAGTTGTTTGAGACGGGTAAGTACACGTTCTATATGAGCGGTGTTGAACTGCCTAGTGAGAGTGTCGAGCGTTTGTTTGATACGGCTGTCACGTCGCTTGTGTTGACCGACACGGTCATTCTGTCTGTTAGTGTTATGGGTGGCAGCCCACTGTCGTTTGATATCCCTTATGAACTGATGCTTGGCGGGACAGTGTTCTGCCGCAGCGCGATTCCGGGTGAGTGGGAGTTTAGATGGCGTAAGACGTTTGGTGTATTGGAGGAGTGGTTCACTCTGACCAATGAGTGGAACGTGGTGGATGTCATGCAGTTGCCGCTTGGTGCGCGTTGTACGTGGGCTGTAGAGCGTATACCGCTGGTGGGTAAGTGATAGTTCTTGCGGGGCACCGCACTGCATTCCTGAACGCTAACAACGAGTGGGAAGATAGCGATGGCAATGTACTTATCCGTCTTACTACGCTTGGGGATGTCATCCGTAAGCGTCGGTTGGAGTTAGGTATTTCCCAGCGTGATGTGGCTGCTATGATTACGGGGAGTAGGACATCGTTCTGCTCTCCTCAGACTCTCAACAATATCGAGCATAACGACCGTACGGGCGAACAGTATTGGGCATCAATCTCCAAGAAGTTAGATATCCCTTTGTGCGTGCTTATGTACTACGGATTGTTGGCACCGGCTGGATATGTGCATCCATATGAGTATCCATATGAGGTTATTGAGAAAGCATTTGACAAAATGCGCGACAGTCTCTTCGACCACATTTACACACTTTGATGTATAATTTGTCTGTTCGATATTACTAACAACTAACCAAATGGACCCTCGCAGTCAGCCACACTGCGGGGGTTTTGTTATACTAGGGCTGAGGTACTGCTATGCCATATGTAACCAAACCTAGACCCTATAAGAAGGAATACGAGCAACAGGTCGCCAGAGGGGAACATCCTGCGCGTATGGAACGCCAGAAGGCTCGTAGGGCCATGGATGCCAAAGGTGTTGAACGTACAGGCAAAGACATAGACCACAAGAAACCATTGAGTAAGGGTGGGACCAACACGGCTAGTAACTTGCGAGTAGTGAAGCCTAGTACTAATCGGTCATTTGCGCGTAACAGTGACGGGTCGGTAAAGAAAAATGGAACTAAAAAGTCGTAAATCTGCCGAGGACGTAGCCAACTGGATACTCGATAGCGAGTACGAAGAGGTTGTGCTAATTGATGGTTTAGACGATGCTTTCATTGGATGTACCTCTGCTGGGGTTGCCATCTACAACATTGACCGATGCGCGGAAATCGTGGCCGAGGACAACAATATGTCCATTGAAGAGGCTATTGAGTACGTCGAATATAACGTCGTAGGGGCCTATGTAGGGCCGCAGACACCGTTGTTCATTGAGGTTATGAATGAGTACAGCAGTCAAGAAGAATCCGGCTAAATGGAAGGCTATTGTTGCTTCAGTCAAGGCTAGTACCAAGGGTGGAGACCCCGGTGAATGGTCGGCTCGCAAAGCACAACTAGCAACACAGAAGTACAAGGCCTCTGGTGGTGGATATGAAGGCCCAAAGAAGGCCGATAACAGTCTGTCTAAGTGGTCTGACCAGAAGTGGCGCACTAGTGATGGGAAACCCAGCGAAGGCAAGAAACGCTACCTGCCTGACAAGGCTTGGAGCGGTTTAAGTACCGGTGAAAAGGCTGCTACTAACAAGGCTAAAGCAGCAGGTAACGCGGCTGGTAAACAGTTTGTGGCCCAACCCAAAAAGATTGCGGCTAAAACAGCACGCTATAGATAAATAAAAACCCCTCTAGCCATGCAAAACTAGAGGGGCTCGGCTGACAGGAGAATCAGTCGGGATTCGCACTAAGATAGGACAGAGGAGGAGTCTTGGTGCATTTCTACCGTACCACAATCTTTCAATAATGTGTCTTTTAGACGATGGAATATTTCATCGGCTATACCGTAGAACGCGCCCATATCCATCTCTAGTCCTACAACTACAATCTGCCGCATGATGTCGATGCCTACCGACCTACGGCCGCGCTCAATGTTGGTCATGTGAGTACGATTGACGTTGCTTTTATAGGCTAGTCTCTCTTGACTGATATTCTTGTCTGTGCGGCACTTTACGATAGCCCAACCCACTGCAACGCAGTACGGTGAGGCAATATCTTTCAATGCTTTACGTTGACCCTTTACCATGCTTATTCCCCTAAAAAGGCTGGTTTGTTGCGCAGGTTAAACTTCCAGTTGTCGCTACGTTGAGTCATCATTGTTATAAGTTCTGCTTCAGTCATCTGTCCAAATCGCCAAGGTGATTTAGACTTATCCTCACGCTCACTAATCAAGACCTGCAACGCGCCAGAAGGTGTACGCTGCGTCATAACACAACACTGTTCACACTCTGAATAGAGAGACTTGCCAGCATCTAAGTGCTGGATAGCCTCTACGAGATTTACAAACGGCTCTGTCATTTGGTGCGTGCCGCAATATGCGTATCAATCTCAACAAAGAGATGTTTGAGCCATGCACCATCACCAAGTCCAAGAAGGATTGGAGTCTTTCCCCAGAGCCAGCCAACACGCTCGACAAAGACACCAACCACAATGTTCTCAGTCATAGGGCTTTCATGACGCAGACGTACTGGTACGCCGTCACGCTCGAGCAATACTTCTTGTGTTGCATCGGCCGTCGCTCTCCACTGAACCAACTGCTTATGGAGTTTCTGTTCGGCCGTCATACCGACCGGTGCTTGCTCTACTACTTCTACTACAGGGCTTACTACAGCCTTACGTCTTGCCATTTGCATATCCTCTCATGCCACGCCATTCTTTGGAGTGGAATTCATTAGTAACAATATCGGCTTCTTCACCGGTCAAAATGCGCCATTCGAAAAATGTAGGTGCAGACTTTGCTGTGACCATGATGAACCAAGGGTTTGTTTCAGTTGGATGCTTCAACCGTGTATGAACACCGGAGATATTCAACTTATACTTCAACTCGCGGCATAACTTCGGCATTGCTACTTCATCAGCATCTAGCACCATTTTTTTACGGGCTATCTCTCTGTCCTCAATACCGCTGCGTAACTTGGTTACGACTTCAACAACACAACCCATTCTGGCCTCCTAAAAACCTATCTGAACGAATCCGCCAAACTTACCAAATTCACTCCAGTGCCGAACCTTGCGATAGTATCCATCACCATCTCGTTCTACTTCTGCGGACATTTCTGGCTCAGGATTAGTGTTGCCTTCAATGGTAATCAAACCCCAGTCATGAACTTCTTCAATGACTCCAATATGTCCAATCCTGCCAAGCGCAGAGAAATAAAACAATGCTAAATCACCGGGTAATAAAACACGGTCAATTCCGCGTGCATCTAAAACACGTATCGATGAAATACTAACCCATGCGTTGTTAGCCTTAGCCCAGCGAGAATAGTCTGGTGTCCAACCGGTGCGTGGAAATGTCTTGTCATAGACCTGTCCAAGGGCCGTAGCGGCTTGTTTCAACCGAAACCGCACTACTGCTGCACACCATGGAGAACCGACGGGTAGCGGGGGAATACACGATTCTTGATAAGCACGTACAGCATCACCAGCATTGTTGCCAACCTCGGTGACACCAATGTTAGCGCGTGCAAATTCTAGTGCTTTGAGGGCAATAGGTCTATCTTCATTTCTCATTGGAGGGTCTCATTTCTGTAAGGGTGAGGGTCTCAAAATTAACAGGGAGGGAGGGTCTCATATTTACTACCCCTTATTAACAAGAATCATTTATGAATAAGAATCAGATTAACTAAGTGTATGGCTCCCTGCTAATATTACAGGTAATATACCATGGGAGGCCTAATAATGGTAACAGTTATTTCCGTTGTAATAGCAGTGTTTGTCACATGGGTAGTCGCGAAGGTGATGGTATCCCGTAAGTGGTACGAAGCAGGCCGGTTATGCGTTATCACCAATGAGCGTACTGGTGTGCAGGCATTGGCTAAGTTAGGTCAGTCGGTTTACTGCGACCAAGAATATGCAGTCATTGCACACAATAAAGGACTCGTGTATTGCAGGTTAGATAGCGTTAGGTTTTATACTTTTGACGGTGAAGTTATTAATGAAGTCAACTGGAAACATTGTAATCCTGCACTAACTCCGTTTAGTTTACTTGAAGATGATGATACAATAGACCAACACTAGTTCAGGAATAGTGGGTTGATAAGGAGAATCAGATGACGTTACTACGGAAGTCTACATCAAGCGATGTAGAAGTGGAGTTGGTATCCACGAAGAATGGCGAGGTCTACAACGTGAAAATTGAAGGCCGTGAAGACCAGAAGAACCTGACATCGACAGATGCATACGAAGCACTTGCAGAATGTTTCAACGATGCAAATCTTCGGGTGCCATCACGCTTCATTGTTGAGTTTGGGCAGCACGTACTCAATCAACTGTTGCAGAAGATTCGTTAATGAATCGCATCTGCATCGTTGGCCGGATTACGAAAACACCGGAAGCAAAAACGGTTGGCAGTGCTGGAGCGCAGGTTTCTGAGTTTGGCTGCGCTGTCAACAAGATGCGTAAGGATGATGGAGCCGACTTCTTCAATGTAAAGGTGTGGGGCAAGCAGGCAGAGTACGCATCCAAGTACCTTGAGAAAGGTCAACGCGTATCTATCTCAGGCCGGATGGAGTCTCGGGACTATGAGAAGGATGGTGTAAAGCGCACTGTCTGGGACCTAGTAGCAGACCAGATTAATGGCCTTGATAAACCCGGTGACCGTAACGGTGAAGAACGACCTGCAAAAACATCGCAGGACCCTACTAAGTGGGGTGAAATCGAAGACCCGTTTGCATAAAGAAAGCCCTCCGAAAGGAGGGTTTTTTATTGCGACTCGTGATATGGCCGGTCATACTACTGGCGTGGGCGTAATCAAAAAATACCAAAACCCTAAAGGTGGTTTGAATGCTGCTGGAAGAGCGCACTTCAAACGTACTGAAGGTAACAACCTAAAGCCGCCTGCCCCTAATCCGAAGACAAAAGCGGATGCTGGCAGGCGTGCGTCGTTTTGTGCCCGGATGTCTGGGATGAAGTCTAAACTAACCTCGGCCAAAACAGCCAATGACCCTAATAGCCGCATCAATAAATCGCTGCGTGCATGGAACTGCAACTGATGGCCAAACCGCCTGTTAAAAAACGTGAGCCAACTCTCCGTGAGTTACTTGAACGTGATGCTAGAAATCCGTTGCGTACCATTGGTATTAACGACAATTTTAATGACACACCTGTAGGAAATGCAATGGGCAATATTCAAGATGAATTAACCGCAAACGCATTACTGGCTCGCGCAAAACAAGGTTACAACGATTTCCAAAAACGGCAAGTTCCATTAGGTCCACCAAGTGAATACAATCCGAATACTCCTGCCCCAAAACCCATAAGTACAACTGCACCAAAACTACTGTTTGACATTCTGACTATGGCTGGTCCAGCAGGACAGCGAAAAGATACTGAAGAAGCCATTGTGCGACAGTATGAAAACAAAAAAATGAAAGATAGACAGCGTGCTGGGTTTATAAATCAAGTTGGGCAAGGTTTTGCGCCACGACCAGAAATGGGAAGGCTTAGGGATTTACTAGGTGTGACAAATAAGAAAGTAGGTAAATAATGGCAAAGAAACGTGATGTTGGAATGGCTGGCTCTTCTGGATATGACAGCGAGTTCTATACGACTGATATGCAAGGCAATCCGGTAAGAAATGACCGGACTATGCGTCTTCAAGGCATGGACCCAATGAAGCGCATTGCTGATTCTCAGCGACAAGAATCTCGCATGGAAACCATGATGGACAACGGAGTTCCCGTCAGTACTCGTGATAGAGCAAGGGCACTGGCGACTCGTGCATCAATGAATGAAAAACGCGGCACATATAGTGAAAGCAAATTGCAAGACACGATTGAACGAGACGATAATAAACGTATTGATTCAGCCATGAAACGTGGTGAGCAACAAGCCGAGACTATTGCAACACAGGCACGTAAAGCCTATGTAAAAAAACAAGTTGGTGATAACTCATTCAAGCCATTTACCAAAACCGCGCCTACTCTGTCTAAGCAGATTATGGCAGCGAACGCAAAGAAGAAACGGTAACAGGTACATACGCCATGATGGGTAGTATGAATAAGCATATTAACTCGCTTTCAAACCGTGACTTGTTTGCATTGGAAAAAGGCGAGCATAATCTTAAGCGTACTCCGTCGCTTGGGCAACTTCTCCGCAACGAGATGCAAGAACACAACTTGAAGAAACAGCCAACGTTAGCCCAAGTCAAAAAAGCCGAAGCCAAAGAACACGCTGAAGATGATAAAAACGAGTATGAGAGCGACGACGAAAGCATGGGCGACCTTGTAATCGAAGGCACATCTCGTAATCGACGTGCAGCAACTGCGGTGTATGGAAAGAAAGGAAAGTAATCATGCCAATGGGAATGCCTTACCCGAAAGGGGATATGGCTATGCAAAAAGGGAAGAAGATGTCTATGTCCGAGATGATGGGCGTAGAGAAGAAAATGTCTGGGCCTGAAATGCAAATGAAGGCAAAGGGCAAGGGCAAGAAGTTGCCTCCATTCATGAAGAAGAAGTAATGCCAAAAGAACCAACGCAGAATACTCCTCAAGGAGAACAACGGGCTGTGCCGTTTAGGCAGTTCGGTCGTATTCTTCAGGCGAACAATGCGTTACGTCAAATGCACAGCCCATATCGAGTTGGGAATCTAATGAATCCTGCATTGATGCAGAGTCGCTGGGACCAGAGTAATCTGAAAGACGCTTCTGAATCAGAGTAGTAACATCATCAGCCAACTCCCTAGCCTCAGAGTGGGACAATGTACGCCGACCCGATTCGTATGTCAGATACCAAGTAGCCTTGCTAAGGTCTTTGACATACGACTCGGTTGTTTTTTTACCAGCACGCTGTAGGTACTTTAAAGCAAATCCAATAGCCAGCGATACATCCCAATGTTGTGCTACCCACAACGCATCGTGTACTGTTGCACGGTAATGGTTGTATAGTTGATTATTCATCGCCACATAATAGCATATGGAAGAATCTGAAGAACGATTTGGTTTGACACAAACGGGCGGCCTCGCTAGGCTATGCCATGCCAATCTAAACGGTAAAGACTGTGGTCGGTTTGCATTAAAAGGTCGTAATTTTTGTGCGCGTCATGGAGGTCGAACACCATTGGGTCCAGACAATCATTCATTCACAACCGGGCTTGAATCAGTAAACCGCAAACGGTTTGCTGGTATTGGCAAGCAGTTGTTGAATCGTCTGGATGAGTTACGTGATGACCCACAACTGTTCTCCCTAAAGGATGATGCTGCATACATTACGGCTCTTATTGACCGGCGTGCTGAAGCCGCAGAAGAAGGGCTAAGTGTTGAAACGCTCAACCAACTGCGTAGCCTATACCGCGAATGCGCCAGTGCGTTAGAAGATGGCAAGACACAAGACTTTGACAAAGCGTTTGAACAGTTAGGTGGAATCATTAGGCAAGGCATCTCGGATGCAAAAGCAACAGATGAGGTTCTGCACCTTATTGAAAAGCGCGTTGATATTATTGAGGCTGAACAACGCATGACACAGGTCAAGGCGTACACGCTAGAAGTAGACCAAGCGTACGCTCTGATACAGCAAGTACTGAAAGTGGTTGTTGATTCTGTTCAGGATGTGAACTCACTGCACGCAATCCGAACCGGGGTACAACGCATTCTGCGCGTATACCGTAACGTGGAAGACATTATAGATGTGGAGGTAGTCGATGAAGAAAGTTCAACTGAATACCAAAACGCCACGTAACATGAAGAAGTTTGTCCGCCCTGACAAGGGGTTGGACATTGCACTGCTTGAGATGTTGGACCAGCAACTTGGTGAACACATTGAGAGTGGTGACTTTAGTAGTTCCGGTGCTTTCCCTATCGATGGGAGTGAACTCCAATATGAGTCGTGGTTACGCGCTTATGTGTCGAATGCTACATCATCTCCTCTGGCTGAACATCATAAACGAGCATGGGAATGGGCAGAAGGAATTGTTGAAGGTAATCCTCCGCCTGCATTGATTGAGTGCTGGTTCCGAGGTGGCGGCAAGTCCACAACAATGGAACTCATTGCTAGTCGCATCGCGGTTAAAGCGTCAAGACGTTTTCTCCTCTACGTCTGTGCTACTCAAGATGCTGCCAACCGTCACGTACAAGACATCGCATCAACAATGGAACGATGCGGGATTGAACGTGCTGTCAATAAATATGGATTCAGTAAGGGTTGGAACGCAAGCAAACTGAGAACGTCCAATGGGTTTAACGTCTTAGCCTTTGGACTTGATACCGGCGCACGCGGTGTAAAACTTGATTACCTTCGTCCTGACTTCATCATCTTTGACGACATCGATGAATTAGATGACAGTGTCACACGCGTTGACAAAAAGATTGCGACAATCACGCAGACTATTCTCCCAGCAAAGTCTACCGATTGTGCGATTGTATTTGTCCAGAACCGTATCCACGCTAACTCTGTTATGTCCAAGGTATTGAGCGGTGAAGTAGATATGCTTCAGCACCGTGTGCAATCACCTATCGTGCCTGCGGTTGAGAACCTCACATATACAACAGAGGAAAAAGAAGACGGACGCATTGGCTACAAGATTACAGGTGGCACTCCTACATGGAGCCACAAGTCAATGACAATCTGCCAACGTGAGATAGATGACTATGGACTCATCTCATTTCTGCGAGAGTGCCAACACGAAGTTGGTGTCGGTGGATTGTTCTTCCCTGACTTCAAAGAGTGGGGTCCAGATGGAGAACCATGGCACGTTGTAGATGCTGTTCATGTGCAACCGTGGTGGCGTGTCTGGGCAAGCCATGACTTTGGTATTGGTGCGCCTTGTGCCTTCATTCTGTATGCCTCGGATGACAAGGAGAACATCTATGCTCTGGCAGAGATTTACGAAAAAGGTCATGTGTCAAGTTCACAGGTCCAACTGGTACTGGACCTTTTACAATCTCGTGGCATGGCAGAGCCGACGAGCAAAACAAACCGACTAGGTAAATGGCAAACCAGATTAGAGGCAATTGCTTTTGACTACGCCAACACATTCCCGCCTGAAAATTATGCGCAGCGAATTGGTGAATACCCTGTTGAGGTGTGGTGGGAGCGTGGGTTGCCTGCTGTACGTGCGGTGAAAGACCGTAAGGCTGGATGGCGACGCATCAAAGAACATTTGTGCGCAACCTATATGCACGATGGAAAACCTGTCCCGAAACTACGCATAACGCGTAACTGCCCAAACCTTATCAAAGAATTAAGCAGGACAATGGCCGACCCAAAAGACCCGGAAGAAATTGACCACGGCACAAAACATGACCACGCTATAGACTCATTTCGATACGGAATGATGTGGCGTGAATACCCCGTGGCTTGTCCTGAAATTGATGCAAGTCGAGCAAAGCGGCCGTCGTGGCTAAATGAAGATAGGAAGCGCGAATGGATATAAAATTATTTGTCTGGGCATTGTTGATATACATCGCGTTTTCTTCCATGGGGATATATTCAGTTTATTGTGTCTGGACAGAATTACGCAGGTTAACTGGTCCTAAAAAACCAACTAAGTCGAAACAGGAATACATCTAATGGCGATTGGCGATATCCTCGGCGAACTGGCCCGCAAGATGCAGCCAGAAGCACGAATGACGGCTCTGAAGAAACCAAACAATTCTGGTACACCGGGCAGTTTTAAAGATGGTGATTACCGACTACGGAACCCAGAAGACCTTACTCTAGACCATGGTCGTCAAGATTGGGACAAAGAACCTAACCTTGATGAAGGTGAAAAAAAGCGCATCTATATGTTTGTGCGTGATGCGTTTCAGAGCGCATATGCAGCACGGCAAGAGATGGAACTTGAATGGGCGTTGGCTACGTCATTTTTTGAAGGTCGTCAGTGGATTCGCATTGCATCTCAAACGCGTAACCTTATTCAACTGCAAAATACTGATGAGCCAAATCGATATGTCACAGTGCAAAAGATGCGACCGCTCATTGATGGAGTTGTTGGCAAACTAACGCAGGTTTCTCCCGATGCGTACGCAATACCATTATCAGATACAGAAACAGACCGGTTTGCATCTGACGAGGCAAACATCATCTGTAATCACTTTAATCGAAAGTTTAAACGTGAGACACAGTTGAAAGAGCGTGTGCGTTGGGCTTGTGTCTGTGGCACGTCTTATCTAAAAGTCTATTGGGATGCTAAAGGTATTCAGACCGTCCCGTACTTTGACCCTATGACGGGTGAGATTGCTGGTTATGAACAGATGGAAGTTGGCGATGTCCGTGAGGAAATCTTGCCTGCTTTTGATATCTACATTGACCCTACGGCTAAACGTGATGAAGATATCCGGTACATGATTCACGCAAGTGTGCGGCCTATGTCGTGGTTTGTAGACAACTATGGTGAAGCCGGGCGCAAGGTTACAGCGGATGCTTTGTCAGGTCAGAATTCATCGTATGTAGATGCATACCTTGAAGGTGGCAATGGAAGTGGCAACGGCTGGGTGCCAGCCAGTAGCGCAAGACTTGGTCAAGCCGAGAGCCGTAAACACGCAGCGGTTCTGTATGAATACTGGGAAAAACCAAATGCCCAATATCCAGAAGGCAGATACATAGTCAGCACTAACTCTGCATTGTTGTACGCCGGTGATTGGCCATACGAAAAGAAGGATACATTCCCATTCATTCCTATCCGTTGGCAACCAAGGTCGGGAACCACGTATGGATACTCACTTGGATTTGACCTGTGCCCATTGCAGTTGACTTATAACCGCATTTACAGCCGTATGGTAGAGCAGTTTGAAGGTCAAAAAGACTATGTGATGATTCAAAAGTTGAGTGGCATCGGAGCCGATGCATTCAACAATATGAGTGATTCGGTTGATGAAGCCGACCGCATATATCGAAAGATTTACTACAACCAAGCAACGCAACCGCCAATCATTCAAAGGGCACCGGGCATTGGTCAGGACCTATTCCCGATGTTACAGATGCTTGAAAAAGACATGATGGACATTGCTGGATTGCATGACGTGTCTCAAGGTATGGCTCAAGCAGGAACGCCTGCCGAATCAGTACGTTTGCTGCAACGCGCAGATAACACCCAACACTCTTTTATTCGAGCAGACATGGAAATCAGCAATGCTCATATTAAAGAGTGGGAAGTTGCGTTGGTAGCGCAGTTTGGCGTTGCCCCATTTATTGGTCAGATGGAAGAAAAACAATCGCCTGCTGATGAGTTGCGGACCGGATTGATTACGTTTGACCATATCCGTCAAGGTGGTCAGTATCGTATTGAGTACGTTCCGGGTTCTGCGCAAGAAGATTCACCAGACCAGAAGTTGCAGAAACTTATGGCGTTTAGGCAGATGGGATTGTTTGGTGACCCAGCAGACCCAGAAACCAATATGCTTGTTGTAAGGATGCTGAAACTACCAGAGACCTCGTTGATTATGGAACACCTTGCTTCACAGAATCAAAAGGTCCAAGAAATGCAGCAGTTTGCTATGGAGCAACAGCAGGCACAAAACCAACCACCGGCATCGACGTTCGACCCAGAAGCCGAACAGATGAAGTCACAACTTGACATCGAGAAGATAAAGGCCCAACAGGGAGCAAAGATGGAAGCCGATATCGTCAAGATGCGAGAACGCAGTCGCCTCCTCCAAGAGAACGACGCATCCAAGTCTATGGTGAAACTGTCTGAAGAAACCCTTCGACAGAATATTTTGCCATCAGACCAGCCAAATAGTGGCAAAACAAGATAGTAGGGAGCAATAATCAAAATGTCAGAAGAGATGGCGATACAGACACCGGCCTCGCCGAACGGTGCTTTGGACACAGCGGGCACTTCCAGTGCAATTATGGGTATGGTCCGGGATATCGTCGAACCCGGAACAGGTGGACAAGACGTAAACAACAGTCCCACACCCGAGTCATATGACGTATATGACTTATTGGGAGTTGAAAAAACTTCCGTCACCGACCAAGGTGAACCCGGCCCTGTACCTTATGACAGGTTCAAAGAAGTCAATCAAAAAGCAAATGATGCAAGCAGTAGGTTAAATCGTTGGAACGATGTAATCTCCGAGTTTGAATCAAATGGTTATAATTCAGCACAAGACCTCCAAGCAGCGATGCGGCAGCGAGAAGTGCAGTCTCAAGAAGATGCGATTGTAAGTCGTTATCGAGACCTTGAAGCAAATGACCTGATTGACCCTACGACCAGTCAGTTGCAGTTGCAAGCGGAGTTGGAAAGATTCCGATACCAGCAAGCAATGCAACAAGTGTCTCAGTACATGGTTGGTCAACAGAAGCACAATGCTTTTGCCCAGTATCCACTGGCGCGTAAGAACGAAGCGTTTGTAGACCAACTTATTCAACGAGGCATGGACGCACAGGAAGCGGCTTCTCTTGTTCATTCGCAAGTTGAGCAACTCACAAAATCGTTGGCTCCTGAACTGCTTGCTAGGCTTCAATCTGGTCGTACCGCTCCTACACCAAGTGGAACCGCACAAACAGTTAATCAACCAACGGCTCCAACAAACAATCGGGCTACTGGAAACGGTGGTCGTTCTGCCCTAAGCCAACTGCTGGGGATTACTCGTAGTCGTAACAACATCTAAGGTGAAAAACAATGGCAATTGATTTCAATGGTGCTTTAACGCTGGCAGACCATGCCGCACTTAGCAATGACCCTCTCGTCAAAGAGATTACAAAATCTCTTCATCAGACTTGGAATGCCCTTAAGGACATCCCACTCTTTACCAGCCCTTCGCTCAAGCAGGTTGGTATGCGCTACCTCAACCAAGGTATTCCTGCTCCTAACTGGACCGGTGTAAACTCCGAGCCTGTAGCAGTCAAAGGAAAGCCAAAGTCTTACGAAGAGTCTCTGTATCTTGTTCGTAACAAGATTCTGGTTGACCATGTTCTGCTTGACCAGCCTACGAACATCATTGACCCAATTGAAGCACAGGTACAAATCTTCCTCGAAGGTTTTGCGTATGACTTTAATGACAAGTTCATTAACAATGACCCGTCTTCGGTGTCCGCAGGCAACACCGCAGACTGTTTCCCGGGTCTCGCCTACCGCATGAACAACACGTCGGACTATGACATTCCTACTGAAATGGACTTGGCACTTACTGGTGGCTCGGCTGACCTGTATACCAATACCTCCACAACAGGCAACAACTTTATCTTCAAGTTGCAGGAAATGCTTGACAACATGAACGCGCCAGACGGCGACGGTGTCGTCTTGTACATGAACGAAGCAACTAAACGTCGTATCGAACTCAATATCCGTGTCATGGGTATTGGTGCTGGTTTCGACATGACACAGGACAACTATCAACGTCCTGTTGAGAAGTACAAGAATGCAACCGTGCGTACTGTTGGACGTAAGTCTGATGGAACAACCCACATCATTCCTGACAACCTTAACAACGGTGTTGCTGGTGACGCTGGTAAGTGTTCACACATCTATGCTGTTCGTTACGGCACGGGTTATGTACAGGGTTGGCAGAGCGGTCCATTCAAGCCACAGTATCTTGGCCTGTCCAAGGAAAATGGCATTATGCACAATGTCGTATTCGACTGGGGTGTAGGACTTTGGGTTCCACACGTCCGTGCAATCGGCCGCATGAAGGTTCGCGTCTCCGCATAATAAGAAAGGAGAGCAACAATGGCTCGAGATAGTAAACAAGTTTTTAAGTTTGCCCAGCAAACATATGCTGCGGCTAACCTCCTCACGGTCAATAACTACGCAATGGGTACAACACTGTCCACTGGCGCAGCGTTTATCCAAACTACTCTTGGTACTGCAAGTCATTATTATCAAGGCGTATCCAACACAATCAACCGTGGTGGATTCCGTGATACTAATGCCGACCAGAGCATTATTGTCAGTGGTGAAACATCAGCAATTGCAAACGACCCTGCACTGTTTGGTAATACCAATGGTGCAGAGCGTTATGTACACGCTGTTATCCAGACCTACGGTGTAATGTCTACAAGTAACTTTGAGTTACTGTTGCAAGGTGCATCTGATACTGGCGTTGGCGCAGCAGGTACAGACTGGACTCAGATTAGCGGTTCTGTGGGATGTGTTTCACAGGTTGCTAATACCGTGCTTTCTACATCAACCATGACTGCTGGAACACTTACGAGTGTTGCTGCTCACGGCTTGAGTGTTGGTGATGTAATCCTTGCAACAACAGCAGGAACAGGCTTTGCTGCATACCAGCCTCTGATTGTAGTAGCAGTAACGGCACTAACGGCTGACCTGTCACTCGTTGCTGGTGGTGTAAAGAATACAGCACTTAGTGGTTCAAGTATTACTTACTTGCGTCCTACAGTCCGTCGTGTTGTAAGTGTGCCAATCGGTCCAAGTGCAAAACCTTGGGTGCGTGTTATGGTACGTGCTACAGCACCTCCTGCTGGACAGGTTCCTCTCAATACTGGAGTCTTTGTTGACCAAGTCTACTTGACTATGGGTCGTGACACTGCCGCAGTAGGTTAGTCGATTAATGTGAGGGGAGGTGGAAACATCTCCCCTTATGGAGAAATGAATGGCAAGAGATTACGAACTCCGGCTGTCGTTTAGTGATGTTACAGCAGCGACTAACATCTCGGCAGTTGTGAATGACTTGAGTGCTACCAACCGAACTGGCCTTGTTACTTTGACAAGTACTGCAAACCAGTGGGCTGTTGGTTTTTCAGATGCACTAAACTTTACTCACTTCCGCAACCAGATTGCTGACACCACTAACTTGGTTAGTGGAACAGTAACGAGTGCGATTGTAAACGACCCTGCGCTAAACAACAGTACGTCGCAAGCCAACTATTACCTGCGTGCGTCTGTATCGCCCGTAGGTTTTGTAGGCCCAGAACCCTGCCAGTTTATTGTTCAGGGTGGAAATGACGTAGGAACTGGAGCCGCACCAGCACAAACTTCATCCTCGTTATGGTCGCAGATTTCAGGTGTATCAACCTGTCCTGCAACTTGTACGGCGCAGTCTGTTGGGTATACGGGTGTGTCTCCAACTGTTGCAACTGTAACAGCAGGTGCTGCACCACCAACTGGTTCCCTTGTAATGTTTACGGGACTTGGTGCAGGTACTGGCCCAGCACTTCGCGTACCGTATGTGGTTATTCAAACGGGTGCAACTACATATACATTGAGTAGTACGTTTGGTAGCAATACTGCTGTCAATGCTACTGGTGCTGGTACAGCCGCGACAACACTTGTAGGCACTAACGCATCAAGGCTTACAGCCGTAAGCCTCAATGATGCAGCAGACCGTATTGCATTTGCAGAACCGGTTCAGGTTGGTGACACTATCATGTTGGGAGCCGCAGGTTCTATTACAGGACTTACGGTTGGCGTGGTGTATTACGTTACTTCAGTTACAACTGATGGTGCTACGATTGCTACAACTTCGGGTGGAACAACAGTAGCCGTTGCTGGAACTGTAACGAGTTCGTTCTGGGGCAAGATTGACTTCAATAACTTGAATGCTGTATTCGCTGCCTCTGGTACCAGCACAACGATTACAACAAGTGCGCCACACAACCTTACGGTTGGACAGGTTGTTGTACCTAGTGCAGCGGCAGCGGCTGGTGGACTGACAAACGGAGTTGCTTACTATGTCATTGCAACGCCAACGCCAACAACCTTGCAGGTTGCTACAACCATCAATGGAACGGCTGTTGCCATTACAGCAGCAACTAACCCATTGTTTGTAGGTCGTCCACCAAAGATTGCCAATGCGCCTGTTGTTGCTACAACTCGTCCATGGGTAAGAATGGGCGTACAGCAGTTGAACGGCGCGGCAGCACAAGATGGTTACATCGTTGTGTATGGCGCAGAGTTCTCGATGGGTAAAGACAGCGCGGCGGTATCGTAATGACAAGAGCGCAACTCAAGCAACGTATACGGGTCCTTGGCGGACATCTCTTCAATGGGATGGCCGACCAAGACCCGTTTGGCTTGGACTTGCTCTTAATTGAAATGGCTAACCAGATAGCACGGTCTACCGACTGTCTGGTTGGCAGACGATACTTAGACACTGTTGCTAATCAAGACGAGTACTGTGCCCCGGACATCTATAAGATACGGGGCATTTACTTCTTAGAGGGCAGTGACTATAACCGAGTAAGACAAGTCAACTGGTCCGCACGAATCTTTGATAGCCAGCGAAACAATACAACAGCATCAGTCCCAGACATTGTGGCTGTATATGGCATGAACCGCATACGATTTAAACCTGCACCCGATTCTGTAATCACCAGTGGAGTCATGCTGGAAGGGTTTATGCAACCGGGCGATATCTGGCAGTACAACTCATCTGGCACTATAGACACATCCGTAGCAGCAGAAGACCACGAGTGCCCGTTACCTAACGTAGCACACGACTGTTTAGTTTATGCAGTTCTTATGACTCGCTCTGTGCAGATGCGAGACCAAGCAGGCATACAACTCTATTCAGCGGAATACCAGCGCAGGTTGGGCGACGTGGAGGCCTACGCGGCCATGTATCACACAAGGGCAGTGTAATGGCAACTCTAGTAAACCTGCGTAACGACACTCTTATACTTCTGAATGAAATCGGAACAGTCGCAACAAACGTTATTGGCTCACTGCCTGTCAGCACAGGCGGGTCAGAGATTGTTACCACCGAGACCACTATCGACCAGTACATCAATGAAGCAGCGGCTGAGATGGCTAGGTCATGCGTCTACATTCCTGTGTCCGGGACTAAATCAGCACACACGGGTTCAGTAGTTGACTTGTCTGGCTTAACAACAAATACAACTATCTGGTTCCCAATGAGTGTGTCGGTAGGCTCTTCATTCTTGCAACACACATCGGATACAAGACTCCGTGCATGGCAGCCAAACTTTGAAACATTTACCGGTACGTTTACGTTGCCAAATGGTGCGTCTACTGCCTCACCAACCTACTGGTATAAACGCCAGTCGCAAACAATTGGTATCTTCCCAACAGTTGCTACCTCGTCTACAATAACCGTTTATGGGGCTGGATTACCTCCAACAATCACAACGTCTGTTGATGCTGTGTTTGCTCCAGACGACATACTTCGTAACGCATTACCTGTGTACGCAGCATTTAAACTTGCTATGAAGAATATTGACGACCCGTCGTTAGCCGCACGAGTACAACTCTGGCAACAATGGTGGTTCGACACTAAGCAGTCACTTTGGAATCAGTTAGATTCATCGCTTAAAATGGATGGAAGTCCATATCAAACGCCTCCGGTTGCACCCCCGGCGGTGAAGTAGAGGTGAATATGCAGATTAATCCAGACTGGTTCTCAGCCGGTATACAGATATTAGTTACGCTTACAAGCATTGCCGCAGGATACACAGCCCTAATCGTTAGGCTTGTAAAGATAGAAACATCGTTAGTCAACATACTTGATAGCCTCATATCGCAGGGTAGTGAAGTCAGACGTATAGAAGAACGGCTAGGGAAACTTGAAAGCCGTGTAGCCAAGATAGAAGGAAGCCTAGAACGATGAATACGATTAGCATTAAAAGACTCGCAGTGGTTGTGCTTGTAGCCTTTATCGCCGCTTTTAGTTCTGTGTTCGGCGATGGAGTACGCACCGCTGAAGCCAAAGATATATCTGAACTCGGCGCAGTGCTGGCACTCTACGGGAGCAAGGCGGTAGCGGCTGGGGTCTCCGCTGCGGTGAGTTCTGTGCTGGCGTTCCTCACGATGCCGTTCAAGGGTGTAGGGGCGAACAGTTTGAAGGTGGGCAAATGACGCTTCAAAATGTACGCATCGAAAAGGAGCCTGCACCATCGACAGACTGGCGTGTATACGGTGACATCCAAGATGACTACGGAAATCCACTCGGAGACTTTGGAGTGGATGGAACATCTGTAAACCAGTGGTGGGTTACTCAGGATGAAGTATTCCAGTCGAATATCGTGTCTATGTTTCAGGTGATTATGGCAACGCAGATTGTTTCAGGAGACGCTGAATAATGGCGATTTATTATGTTCGCCCAGACGGCAATGACTCGAATACTGGTTTGGGTTCATCTGCCGGACAAGCGTGGTTAACAATTACTAAAGCAATGGGAGCCACCGGCATTACTTCTGGTGATACCGTTTACGTTGCTCCCGGTACTTATCGTTCCGCTACAGGATTCACGATTGCAACGGCGTACACTTCCGCTACGCAAATGCTTGCTGACCCTACTGGCGCACAGTTTAGTGGTATACCTGCTGGTCCTGTTCGATTGTCTGTATTTACACCAACCGATACATCTGCTGGTACTAGTGCAACGGTTCTAAGTGGTACGACAGATAACCTAACAATTAGTGGTTTTGAGATTTATGCTTTTACTGGAAGCGGTATCAACTTAACTGGAAGTTTAAGCATTGTAATTAATAAATGTGTTTGTTTCGGTCAGATGGTAGGAGCATCCTACGGTATTAGAGTTCTAGCAAATGTAGCAAATACAATAGGAACAAAAATACAAATTCACAATAATATTGTGTTTGGATTTGGTTTTGGGATAGTAATAAGACCACCTGTTACGGCTATTTATGTGGATACATATGAATGCCTCTTGGTTGGTCAGTCAGTAGATGGAATTACCATTAGCAATGATGCTAATTTTGCATTAGCCGTATACATCGTTGTTCACAATTGCTATAACAATACAATTTTATGTCCAGTCGGCAATGGTATAAGTAGTTGTGCAACTGGCACAAATAATATTTTTAATAACTTAGTTTGCAACGCAGCAATCGGGTTACGAAATTTTGTTTCAGTAAATGGAAGTTACAACAGAATCATAAACTGTACAGTAACGACTTCGGGTACTGGATTTTCATTAAACCAAAGTTCAGGTATACCCGGCATCGATATCGGGCAAGGATTATTGCATAGTCTTGCAAGTCTTCAATTTGCTGGTTCATTTTTTGGGTCACCAAATACATCATTTGGTACGACTGGACTAAATACCACCGACTTATTTGGAGTGACGTATTCTGGAGCAACGCCGGACGCTGGAGCAATTACATACAGGTCTCTTGCAACACTTACTCCAACCTATCAACCAACCGATAGACAAGCATCCGCCATCACCATCGCTCCAGCCTCAACCTCCCAAAGCATCGAACTCTACCTTGGTGCTACAGGGCTAACCTTTGCTACCTCCGGTCTAGCCGCTTACTACGTCCGCAATCAAAGCGCACCGGTGGCTATAACGCTGGTCACGCAGACAGCAACAGGCGCGTGGACATCAGGTGGCTTTGCTGAGATTGATTCCTCCCTCGTGCCGGGCGTGTATCGTTTGGATGTTCCTGATGCGGCATTTGCCGCTGGTGCATCAGATGTCACGATAGTGGTCAGAGGTGCTTCTGGTACAAATGGAGCAGTCTTGACCGTTACACTTTCAAGTGGTGGCTTGACGGCAGCGCAGACAGCAGACGCTATTCTCAACCGTAAGTTAGACAGTTCAGGTGACGGTACTGACACACTGAACGAACGTACCGTTCGTAGTGCATTGCGAGCAATGCGTAATAAAGTATCTGTAGGTACAGGCACAATGAGTGTATACAAAGAGGATGACTCAGCGGTAGCGTGGACTGGTTCGTTGTCTAACACTGCTGATGTAACGGTAGACCCATCATGAATCTAGTCAACGTAGAGATTACTCGGATTACTCAACCTGTGCCTGACTGGAACGTCAAAGGTGACGTTGTAGATGATGCAGGCAATGTGCTTAGTACGTTTGGTGTGGATGGTACATCTGTGAACAACTGGTGGAACAGCCAGAGTCAAGAGTTTCAAATTCAGTATGTAAGTATCTTTATGTCAATTATGGCACAGCAATCGGTGGGTGCTGAGTAATGGCAACATACTACGTCAAAACAACTGGAAATAATGCATCTGCTGGTACATCTACTGGTACAGCGTGGCAGACCATAAACTATGCCCTTGGTGCTACTTCTGGTGTAGCCGCTGGTGACACTATCTATATAGCCGCTGGTGTCTATCGTGAGATTGTTACAGTTGGCATGACTACATCGCCATCAACGACTAACATTATTGGTGACACAGATGGTTCTATCTTTGGCACTGCTGGTGAAGTTAGACTTACCGCATTCCTGACAAACGATGACACCGCTGGTTCCGCTAGTGACACGTTAGGGATGACGGCTAAGACATACTTGTCATTTAAAAACCTACGGATTGAAGGTTACACTGGATACGGTGTTCGTGTGCAGGGCGCAAGTACAAATCTTACTTTTGATAAATGCCACATAACTTCAACTGGTAGTAACGCCGCTTTACGGCTTGATATCACAACAGGTATTACGGCAAATCACGTTATAAAAAACTGCATACTGATTGCTAGAGCAAACACATTGCAAGTTGCACCTGT